TAGTGATGCGGGAGCGCTTATCGGTTCGACGCTGACCATCAACCGCGCGACCGGCCTTGTTTCCATCGTGTCGCCGGGCGCGGCTGACACGACCCCGACTTTCCGCATCGCGCCATCATCCGGGAACGCCTACATCGAGATCGCTCGCCCGGCTGGCGCGTGGGCCGGGATGAATGTCCGGTCCGGCGCGGCGCTGCGATGGTCTTGGGCCTTCGCTAGCAACGGCGCTGAGAGCGGCGGCAACGCTGGCTCGGATTTCTACCTCGACGCCTACGCCGACAACGGCACCACCTACTTGGGCCACGCCGTCCAGATCACTCGCGCGAATAGCGCGGTGACCTTGGGTGGCAATCTGAATGTCGTCGGCGCATCAAGCTTTCATGGGATTGTTGGAGTTGACGGCCCTAACGCAACCGCTAAGGGCATACGGTTCACGACTAATGGTGTCTCGCGCTGGGATATGCTTTCTGCTGCTGATAGTGAGACGGGCGGTAATGCTGGCTCTACACTATACCTTCGACGGTTTGACGACAGTGGCAATTACCTTGGAGCGACAACTGTTAATCGTGTCGACGGGGGCATGACTACTGCGTCCGTCCAAGTCAACGGTACTCTAGGATGCAGCGGTCAGGGCTTCTTTACCGGAAACCTGACCGCTGCCGAAAACGGCGGTATCGCTTCTAACTGCGTCATGGTCGGCTATTTCGTAAGCGGCAGTTGGTACAACGCTCAAATGGCAGGTGTCGCTGTCAGTCAGGGGAACGGCATATTCTGGTATGGCTCAGGCTCAAGCACGCAATGGTCAACCGGCTCGTCTGACCGCTTGCGGAAAGCCAACATCAAAAAGCCGAAGCTGGACCCGCTGGCCATCGTGCGAAACCTGTCGATCTGGTCTTGCGACTATGCGCCGAAGCCCGCCGCAGACGGTCCTGAGTGGAAGGCCGCGCCGGAACACTGGCCGTTCTCGTTCATGGCCGACGAAGTGGATGCGGTGCTTCCGCACGCCGCGATCAAGGGCGTAGGCGACGACGATGGGCGCGCGGTTGCGCTGCACCCGCACCACCTGATCGCCGTTCTCTGGGCCGCCGTGCAGCGGCTGGAGGCTAGAGTGGTAGAGCTTGAAGGAGGGACGGTCTGATGCCGGTCAGCGGCGAGGACCTGCTGGTCATCGTCCAGCCCGTCGATCTGGAGATGCTGGTCTCGGTCGACTATAGCGGTCTGGACATGCGGTTCGTCGAGGCGATCGGTGTGGTTGACGCCGTCGAGAAGGGGACACCGGTGCTCAGCAACGTCGCGGACTACATCTATAACGCCGTTATCGGGCCGCCCCCGGCAACGGGAGAAGTGCGGTTCGATAACGGCGACCCGACGACGGCGACCACGATGTACGCCAGCACGACGACCAACTCGGCGGTCGACATCACCTACTACCTGCGCCTGTTGCTGACTGGCGATGACCTGCTGCTGGAAGATGCGGCGACGCCCGGCAGCTATGTGAGCTTTAAGGTCGCCAACACGCCGCTCGACCGGGGGACTTATTTTGAAATCCCCGTCACCTTGGACATCTCTGGGACCGCTCTCGTCTCAACGCACGAGGTGGTGTTCCTGGCTCGCTTCCAGGGCGAGCAAGGCATCCAGGGGGTCGTGGGTCCGGTAGGTCCAGTGGGTCCGCAAGGCCCGCAGGGCGTCGTCGGCCCGGTCGGCCCACAAGGCCCGCCTGGGGCGCTGCCGCCGCTGGCGGCGGGCGACGTCGGCAAGGCGCTGATGGTCCGCACCGGGCCGACCTATGTGCTTGACCACGTGCAGGCGGCCGACACACAGGGCTTCGGGCAGCTGGCGGTCCTCAATCAGGTTGACACCCCGCAGATCGTCGACGGCTCGGTGACCACGTCGAAGATCGCCGTCGGTGCGGTGGGCAGCAACCAGCTGGCCACCCAGGCGGTCGCCACCGGCAACATCGCCAACGGCGCGGTCACCACGCCGAAGATCGCTAGCGGCGCGGTCACCGAGGCCAATATCGCCGCCAACGCGGTCGGCACGCCGGAACTGATCGACGGCGCGGTCACATTCAACAAGATCGCGGACGGCTCGATCTATGGCACCAAAATCCCGAACGGAGGTCTCGACTACACCAAAATCTCCGGGCCGCATCTGCGGATCAACGGGGCGGCTGGAACCGGGCGGACGCTGCAAATCTACTCGTCGGCCACCTACCCGCCGCCTAACGCATCGCTTCGCTGGAACGTCGGGGCCAACATCGTCGCCGAGGGCGGCAGCAACACCGGGTCGAACTTCTCGATTGATGCGTATGACGACAACGGGGCGATCCTCGGCTCGCCGCTGACCATCAACCGCGCCAACGGCAATGTGAACCTCGCTCAGAACTTGGGAGTAGCCGGGTTCATAAGTGCTGCCAGTAATCTTACCACGAACCTTGCATTGTATATTTCCAACCCGGTCGGCAATTGGAAGGCGATTTACTACACAACCAACACTGGAGCCAATCGTTGGGTGGCGGGGTGTAATTCCGACGCTGAAAGCGGCGGCAACGCCGGGTCTAACTATATGTTGTTGCGATATGACGACGGCGGAAACTACATAGATAGCCCGTTTAATATCACAAGGTCTAGCGGACTGGTCTATATCAACTCGTTGACTGTCGGGACCAGTTGTACCCTTAGCGCTGCAACGACCTACACGAACGCTATTGTATGTACGTCCTTAAACACTCAAGGTAATCAGCTTAATTGCGGCGAATTGTACGCAGCCAATCTACACCCGTCCGGCAACATAGCCATCGGCGGCACAGCAGGCATTAGTTACGCGGGTAGTAACTGGATTGCCTTCAAGTGGTTCGGCGCTTTGGGGGCTTCGATAGATGGCGGCGCTCCGTATACCGTCGTCATCAGCTCTTTCGTGGCGGGCAGTCAGTGGGCTGTCCAGAATATGATGCAGAACGTCAACGGCTACATGTACTCGAATGTTGGCCAAGCTACCTCTTTCGACCACCAAGTTTCCTGGGCCACAAGCGCATCCGACCGGAGGCTCAAGCATCATCTCAAACGCGCCTCGGTGGACGCGCTGGCGGTCATAAACCAAGTCAAGGTCTGGGCCTGCGACATGGAGCCGTTCCCCGGCGCACCCCAACAGCCGTGGGACTGCGCGCTGATCGCGGATGAGATCGAACCGCTGATCCCCAGGGCCTTCATCCCCAAGGTGGACGAGGAGAAGGGCCTGGAGGGGATCAACACCCTGCCGCTGGTGGCGACCCTGGTCAGGGCCGTGCAACAGTTGACCGCGAAGGTGGAAAGCCTGGAAGCCCAGATAGCGGGGACAGTGCATTGAACGTATCGCCCGACGGCATCCGGGTGACAGGGTTGGTCCGGCTGGAACTGGTCGGGCCGGACGGCCTCGCCGCGCATCGCGAGGCCGTCAACCTTGTGACTACGGTCGGCAAGGGCGTGGTCGCCAACCGCATGCAGGCGGCTCCCACCAAAGTCCCGATGAGCTATGCGGCGTTCGGCTCGTTCTCGACGCCTCCGAGCCTGCTCGACACCGCGCTGGGCAACGAGGTGGCGGGCACCCGCATGCCGCTGACCACCGTGGTGACCGGCAACCTGATCGTCTACACCGCCTCGATGCCGCCCGGCGTCGGCTCCGGCACCCTGACCGAGACCGGGCTGTTCAACGACGCGGTGGCTGGCGACATGCTGGCGCGTGTGGTCTTCCTGGCTGTGGATAAGTTCGACGACCAGACCCTGAACCTGACGTGGGATGTCACGATAGGCTAGGCTCATGACCAACCCCCTGTTCGCCAACAACGCCACCGCGACCTTGGCTGCGGCCTACAGCGCCAGCGCCACGGCCCTGACGCTGACCGCTGGCCAGGGGTCGCTGTTCCCCTCGCCATCAGGCGGGGATTGGTTTGCGGCCACCATCGTCAACTCCTCGAACGTCATCGAGATCGTCCAGTGCATCGGCCGCAACGCCGACACCCTGACCGTCAACCGGGGCCAGGAAGGCACCGCCGCCCGCAATCTGGCGTCCGGCGAGAAGATAGACCTGCGGCTGACCGCTGCCGTGATGACCGCGCTGCGCGACCGGCAGATCACCACCGCGATGATCCCGGCCGGGGCGATCACCGGCGCTCAACTGGCGGCGGGGTCGGTGACCTCGGCGACCATCGCCGATGGGTCGATCGTTGGTGCGGACGTCGCGCCCGGCTCACTGGACGCCAGCCGCTTAGCTGCGGGTGTCGCCCAGGCCAACCTCGGCTTCACGCCGGTGCAGCAGGGCGGCGGCGCGTCGCAGGGGGCGAACAAGGTCTTTCTGGGATGGGGTAGCCAGAACCGCCTGCGGGCCCAGGTCGACGCCACCGACCTGGGCAACATCCTGACCGAGCAGAACAACGGTGACGTCTCGTCGGCGGGCTACCGGGGCATGCCCTACGTCGTCGAGAACGCCAACTACGTGTTCGGCATCGCTGACATCGGCCGGGTGTTCATCCAGTCCGACGGGGCCGCCCACACCTACTACATCCCCACCAACGGCTCCGCCGGGATAGCGCCGGGCACGATCATCAAGATCAACAACATGTACGGGTCGGTCTCGATCATCCCGGTCAGCGGCGTGTCGCTGGTCTGGCTGCCGTCCGGCACGGTCGGCGGCCGCACCCTGGCCGCGCCGGGCAGTTGCGTGATCGAGTGCATCTGGGGCGACACGTGGTGGGTCTACGGGCTGGGTCTGTCATGAGTGGCATACTGATTTCCGCCGCCGGGAACCTGATGTCGCCGCCGCCTGCGCCGCCGCCACCACCGCCGCCGACCGCCGTGACGGTCACCGCCACCCCGAACACCCTGACCGGCACATGGAAGTCCGGCTCCGCGCCGGTCTACACCAACACCGCAGTCCTCACGCCTGCTGGCGGCGTGGTGCCCTACTCGCTGGGCATCCAGCCTATCTCTGGCTCCCTCGACTGGAGCCTCTACGTCAATCCCAACGTCGTCACCGGTCTCGGCCCCTGGACGATGCAGCTGAGCTTCACTGGTCCTGCTCACCGGGAAACGATATTCCGTGCGACAATCACCGACGCCGTAGGCAACACCGCCTTCGCCGACATCGACGCTATCGCCAACCCCGGCGTCTAGGAGGAGCACCTTATGAAGTTCGAAGAAGCCATGCAGAAGATCGAAGGCGCGCAGTCGGTCGGCGGTCAGATGATCGCCGTACGCGGCGCCGAGCACATTCTGGTCGGCAAGAGTGTCCAAGGCGAACTGATTGTCGAGGACACCCCGGCGGCCAAGAAAGTGGCGAGCGAAGTCGGCATCGCGGTCGAGGGTTCGACAACCAGTCAAGGCGATCAGTTCACCCAGGTGCAGCCGGTCACCCACGACGTGCATGTGCAGGACACCGTCGAGACCAAGGACGCCGCTGCGCATCAGCAGCCGCAGCCCGAGCATGACCCGGCGGCGAAGCCTCACGCCCGTAAGTAACCATGTCTGCAATACGGCTCGCCGCCTTTGACGGGATGATCCCGAGGATGTCGCCGACCGAGATGGCCGCGACGTTCTCGCAGATCGCCAACAACGTGAAGCTCTACAGTACGGAGCTTCGCTATTGGCGTGGGCCGACGATGGTCTATGCGCCGCCGAACGCCGCCTACCAGACGCTGTACCGGCTGTTCAATCTGGCGGGGGCGTCGGTCTTCCTGCTGTGGACCACCGACGTCAACGTGGTGATGAGCCCGCTGGCCGACACCAATGGGGAGTGCCGCTTCTACTACACCGGCGACGGGGTTCCGAAGCAGAGCAACTATGCGATGGCGAGCGGCGGGGCCGAGCCTTACCCGTCCGCCTCGATGCCGCTGGGCATGACCGTGCCGCCGAGCGCACCGGCGCTGGCGCTGACGGTCAGCGGCACCGGCACGATAGAGACGCGGGTCTACGTCTACACCAACGTGCAGACCTTCGGCTCCGTGCAGAACGAGAGCGCACCCTCGGCCCCGGCGACCATCGACGTTCCCGAGGTCGGCTCGACGGTGACCATCTCCGGGTTCGCCGCCCCGGTGGCCGCCGAGAACATCACCTCGCGGCGCATCTACCGCACCGTGGATGGGGCCACGACGGTGACCTACGAGTTCGTCGCCGAGATACCAGTGGCCACCGCGTCCTACGCCGACACCCTGACGGTCGCCCAACTGGGAGAAGTCCTGCCGACCGAGGGTTGGCTGCCGCCACCGGCCAACCTTGCCGGTCTGGTCGCCCTGCCGACCGGGACGTTGGCGGGCTTCTCCGGCAACACGGTGTGGTTCTCCGAGCCCTACCATCCGCACGCGTGGCCGCCGAAGTACGCCATCACCTTGCCGGTGCTGGCGATCATCGGCCTGGGCGTGGTCGGGTCTTCAGTGGCGGTGATGAGCAGCACCTACCCGACCTTCATCCACGGCGGCGACCCAGGCGCGATGTATACCGAGAAGGTCCCACTGCCGGAGCCGTGCGTCTACAAGTCGACCATCGCCTCGGATGAAGATGGGATCATCTACGCCAGCCCCAACGGACTGGTGCTGCTCTCGGACGCGGTGCGCGGCATCGTCACCTCCAACCTGTTCACCGCCGACGAGTGGCGACCGCTGATCCCGTTGACCATGAAGTCGACGATCCTCCAGGGGAGGTACTTCGGTGTGTTCCCCAATCAGGAACCGTCGAAGGCGATCGTGCTCAGCCGCACCGATCCCCCGGCGCTGTCCAACCTGCAAATCCCGGCCATCGCGCTGCACACCGACGCCAGGAACGGGTTCCTGTTCTACGTCAACGACACCGACCACAAGGTCTACCAACTGGACGCCGACGAAACGACGCCGCTGGACTACGAGTGGAAGTCCAAGCGCTTCCTGTTCGAGGGAGCCTCGACCTTCAGCCTGATGCGGCTCGACGCCGAGTACGACCAGCTGACCAACATGGCCGCCTACGAGGCCGCCTACAACGCCGCCATCGCCTGGAACAACAGCCACTTCCCGGGCGACCTGCAGAGCGCGCTGAACTCGGTGCCGATGAACACCTGGGACCTCGACGGCTCGATACTGGTCAACCTGCCGCCGCCTGCCTCGTCGCGGACCATTCAGGTGGTGATCTACGGCGACGACGGGAACCTGATGGCCAACCTGTCTCCCGGCACGCTGGACCCGATCCGCATCCCGCCGTTCAAGTCGCGCGAGCTTGAGGTCTCGATCCTCGGCAACATCAACGTGCGCAGCCTGCACTTCGCCACGACGATGCAGGAGATCATGCGTGGTCAGTAGGTCGTTCCCCGACGTCCCGAGGCTGGACAATCCCGGGCTCTACGAACTGCTGCAGGCCATGCGTCGGGCGACCATGGAGAACACCGCACGGCTGGACAGCATCGGCGCGTCGATGACCGTGGCCAACGCCGAGATCGCCCGGTTGACGAAGGAACTGAAGGCGCTGAAGACGGGTCCGTGAACCGCTACGCCGTCATCTCCGACCCCGAGGCGGCCTACAGCTTCATCCGTGGCCACTACTACATCGGCCGCACCCAGGACATGAAGGGTCTGGTGCAGACCCGCAACGGGGTGATCACCGCTGCGGTGATCTTCGACACCTTCACCACGCATAACTGCTGGATGCACGTGGCCTCGGATGGCAGCAAGAAGTGGCTGACCCGGCACGCCCTGCACGAGACGTTCAAGTACATCTTCATCACCGCCGGTCTTGCGCGGGTGACCGTATGGGTGGAAGAAACCAACTACCCTAGTCGGGCTTTCGTGGTCGCCCTCGGGTTCACCATGGAGGCCGTGCTCAGCAAGGCCGGGCGTGACGGCGTAGACGTCTTGATCTATCGCATGTTCCGGCAGGAGTGCCGCTATGCATAGCCGCTGGTTCCGCAAGGGTAATGCCGCCGCACCCGACCCCCAGGTCGCCGCTGCCGCCGCCTCCAACGCCTCTACCGCGCAGCAGGCCGAGAACTGGAACGAGAACTTCTACAACCAGTACGTCGCGCCATCGCTGACCTCGGCGACGGCGGCGAGCCAGCAGAACACCGCCCAGCAGCAGCAAATCTTCAACCTGACGCAGAGCGAAGCTCAGCTACAGAACCAGCGCTACCAGCAACTCGGCATCCCCGCCGAGGACGCCTACTACAAGATGGTGCAGGACTACTCCGCGCCCGCCAAGCAGGAGGAGCAGGCGCAGGCGGCGATCGGCGACGCGCGCACGGCGCAGGCCGGACAGGCCGCGACCCAGGCCCGCCAGATGCAGAGCCTGGGGGTCGACCCCACCAGCCCGGCCGCTCTGTCGGCGTCCAGCGACATGGCGGTGCAGAACGCCGCCGTGCAGGCCAAGGCCGCCACCGACGCACGCAGGGGCGCGCAACAGCTTGGGATGCAGCTGACCAGCGACGCCGCCAACTTCGGGCGCGGCGGCCAGTCGGGCATCCTGGGGTTCTCCGGCGCGGCCAGTGGCGCGTCGAGCGCCGGGACGTCGGGCGCCAACCAGACCGCCGCCGTGGTTCCCGGTGGCGCGGCCAACGTCAACGCGGGCCTGGGCCTCGCTCAGAAAGCCTACGGCGCGAACCTCGACGCCTTCACCACCCTGCAGAAGACCGCAATGGCGCAGCCGTCACCGTTGGCCGGGATCGGTCAGCTGGTCGGGACGCTGGGCGGCGCGGCGCTCTCAGCCGCCGCGCCCGGTGCTGGCGGTGTTGCGAGTTCTGTTGCCGGGAATATCTTTTCTGATCGCCGCCTCAAGAAGCACACCAAGCGGATCGCCACCCTGGCCCACGACATCGGGGTGTGGATGTTCCACTACATCTGGGAGCCGGATAGCGCGCCGCTGCGCTACGGCTACATGGCCGACGAGGTCGAGCCGGTGTTCCCTGAGGCGGTGGTCACCGGGCCCGGTGGCTACAAGATGCTCGACTACGGCAAGGTCGCAGTCTGATGGCGGATTTTCTGGTCGGCCTTGGCCACTTCGCTGGCGGTTTGTCTGAGGGCCTTGAGAAGGGCAGCGAGATCGCTGCGCGAGAGCAGCAGACCCAGGATGCTGCTGACGAAGCTTCTCGCAAGCGGGCGGCCACGCAGCGTGAGGACGTTCTGTCCAGCCAGATCGGAGCAGCCCCGGTCGTTGGACAGACACCGATCGGCATGGGCGGCGTCGACACCCTATTGAAAAACGCCACGCCGCCGCCGTTGCCGCCCAACCCGCCCCCGGCAGGGCTGTCGAGTTTCATGGGCAAGCTTGCCGACGTGTTTCATCCCCGCACCGTCGCAGGCACCGCAGCTGCTGCGGGGGTCGGTGCTCCAGTCGCAGCGCCCGCACCAGATGGAACTGCGGGGTTTGATCCCGGAGCGCTTCCGCCTGCGCCGCCCGCCGGACCCGCACCTGCGGCTGCGCCTGCACCGATACCCACGGCCGGACCCGCACCCGCACCCGCACCTGCGGCTGCGCCTGCACCGATACCCACGGCCGGACCCGGACCTACGCCTGCTTCAGGCGCTCCAGCAGCCGCCCCGCCTGCGGCCCAGGCTCCGGTCACCGGCGCAGCCCTGGCAGGCGGTCCGGTCTCGCCAGCGACCCCCGCCGCGCCTACGACCACTCCGGTCGGACTTGATATCGCGCAGCCTTCTCCTCCCGGCGTACCGCCCACGCCGAGCCAAGTCCCCGTCGCCGGAACCAACGGCGCTCTCATGCGGCCCGCGACGCTGACCGATCAGCAGCTTTACCTTGCGAAGGCGTATGCCGCCGCACACCAGATCGACAAGGCGAACGAGGCTTACCAGAACTACACCAAGCTGGTGCAGGACACGTACGTCCGCAACATTCCGTACATGACGTCGAGCGAACTCAACAATCATGCTCAAGATATTATAGGGCGGCCTGCCCAGGTTACCCGTACGATCACGAAGGACGGCGATACGCTCTACAACATTGCGGCGCAGGACACTGACAAAGACGGCAACAAGACTATGTCGCCGGTCTACAACAACCTCACGACGGGCGAACTTCAGGCGTTCATGGCCAAGGACATGGGGCCTGACGAGCGGCACAAGCTGGCCCTGACGTCGCGGGAGGAATATCAGAACATGGTGGCCACCCGCGCCAAGACGTCGGCGGAGGCGGCGACTGCTGATCAGGCCCGCGCCACGGCCGGGTCGATGACAGCCAAGACCGGGATGGAGCAGACCCTGGCCGATAGGGCGACCGCCTTCTACGGTCGGACCCAGAAGTATTCCAAGCCGTACTCGTCGATCCTCGACCCGTCCGGCGCGCGGGCCTGGGCCGCCGAGGGTGCGGTCACGACGCCCTCCGGCTTCGTGACGACAGACAGCGCCGTCGACCCCAACACGTTCGCGGTCATTCGCAACGCCCAGAACGCCCGGATACAGGCGATCAACGCTGAGACGAAGTATTGGAACACCACCCCGGTGGTGAGCAACGGTCTGGTGAATGTCGTGCGTACGCCGGACGGGCAGAACCAGTTTGCAGCCTACGACAGCAAGGGCAAACAGTGGCTGTTCGGGGACGACGGCGGCAAGGCGATCGGATTTGCAAACGATCAGTTGGCCCATGGTGCGTACGGCACCAAGGACCCCGCCAAAGCCATGGCGACCGTGAGGGCTGCGCGTGGCAGCACCGCTGGCCCACCCGCAGCCGCAGCGGCCGGGCCCGCAGCCGCGCCTGCTGCGGCCCCCGCTGCGGCCCCCGCTGCCGCCCCCGCTGCCGCGCCTGCTGCCGCTCCGGCTATATCGACCCCGGCCCAGGCTCACAATCTGCGGGTCGGGCACGACAAGCTGATTGCGGCTGCGATGGCTGAGACCGATCCCGGCAGACGCGCGGCGGCATGGAACACAGTCGCGAGGAACGCGCCACGCGTGCAGCTGGCGGAGAAGCAGGCGGCCGACGCCGTTAGAGCTGCAGAGGTACGGCGAGGCGTTGCGAGCAGCACGGCGAACCCTGCAAACACCGACGCCATGCAGCAGATCGTGGCTGACGCCGCCCAGCGCTATGGGGCCGGTGGCAACCGTTAGGGGCGAGTAGGTGGCTGATCCTGATCTTCGCGATCCTTCAGACTACGGCGGGACACTCGCCCCACCCGGGACCACCGTGGTGCCGATGGGGTCGTACCCCAGCTACATGAAAGGCGACGACAGCAACGCGGCACCGCCGCCGCCCGCGACGCCGTCGGGTTTTCTACCGAGTGTGAAGCGCAGCATTGGCGGCATGATCGCCGGTACCTCGCGTGCTGCTCAGGATGTTGGCCTGCCGTGGAAGCCGGGCGAGGAGTACGGCGAGAAGCTGGAGCAGCAGAACCCGTCGTCCATCACCAGCCTGGGCGACATCGTCCAGCATCCCTTCAAGTTCGGCGAGGAGACGGCTGGCGAGTTTGCGCCGCAGTTCGCGGCCTTGGCGGGCGGGGCGAGGGTAGGCGGGGCGATCGGTTCGCTGATCGGCCCGGAAGGCACGGTCCCTGGTGCGGTCATCGGCGGCGGCCTTGGCCTGCTGGGTGAGTACCTGCCGCTCGCCGTGCAGAGCTACGGCAGCCAGCGCGAGCGCCAGGACAAGGCGGGGATCGACGATCCAGGGGCCGCCATTGCCGGGGCTGCGGCGGTTACCGGCCTGAACATGCTGGGCCCGGCGGGTCGCGTCGCTGGCAAGCTGGCCACCGGCACCCTGAAGAAGGGTGCGATGACCCTTGGCCAGAAGGTGGCGACGGAGGCCCTGACCCAGGCTGCGGTCGGCGGTGGGTCGGCAGCGGCCGAGGACTACGGCTCGACGGGTCAAGTGACGGAGGGGGATACCAACGACATCCTGATGGGCGCTGTCAAAGGCGCGGCGACCGGCGCGGTGATTGGCGGCGTCCACCATGTGCTGGGCAAGGCTCCCCCGCCGCCGCCCGCTGCGGAGGATCAGCCCCCGGCTCCGCTGGCGCTGCCCGCACCCCAGCAGGCGCTACCTGCGCCGACCGGCGAAAGTCCAACGCAAGGCCCCATCCCTGGTCAGCTGGCGCTTCCCGCGCCGACACCTCCAGGGCTTCCCGCGCCTGCCGACAGCAGTACGGTTTATGCGGGCGCACCCGGCGCACAGCTTCAACTCGCGTCGCCCACGGATACGATCGACCGCGCCAGCCAGATGGTGCAGGGGTACGAGGGGTTCTCCGACAAGGCTTACTGGGACGTCAACCACTGGCGCGTGGGCTACGGCTCCGACACGGTCACCGACGAGAACGGCAACGTCCGGCCGACCAAGCAGGGAGACGTGGTCGACAAGCCTGGGGCCAACCGCGACCTGCAGCGCAGGTTGAACATGCAGTTCACACCTTCGGTGCGGAAGGCGGTCGGCCCGAAATGGGACAGCCTGAACAGCGACACCCAGGCGGCGCTGCTGTCGGTGGCCTACAACTACGGCCACCTGCCCGCGTCGGTGGCGTCTGCGGTTCGCTCCGGCGACACCAACAAGATCGCCTCCTCGGTGGAGCAGCTGAGCGCCAACCCCGAGCGCCGGACGACCGAGGCGCAGATCATCCGTGGCGGCGGCATACAGGGTTTTGCCGGTCAGCCCGGCACACCCGGCGAGGCGGTCAATGCTGGCGTCGATGTCTCCAGTGTGACGCCGCAGGCGCTGCTGCGACAGATCGAAGACATCGCCGGGACCACCGATGTCCAGCAGGCGCCGGTCCTGGCCAAGGCGTTGGCCCAGGCGTCGGCCACCAACGGCGAGAGCGCGGCGACTGCGATTGCCAATGAGCGCGCCAGCCTAGCGGCTGCGCACGACGCGTTGACGCAGAGCGCGCCCGGCATGTCGGAGGAGAACGCCCGTTTCGAGGAGCAACGGCTGGCGCAGCGGGAAGACGTGCTGGAAGCTGCGACGAAGATCGCCAACCGACTGGCCGAGGCGAGAGGCCCGAACATCGTCACCGACATGGGTCCGCTGCGGGAAGCTCCCGCTGAGCCGAACCCCGGCTTGGACGCGCTGAACCAACAGCTGGCCCAGCATCAGGCCAACAACCTGTCGGCGCGAACCCAGATGGAGCAGGCCCAGGCTGCGGCCCAGGCCGAGGCGGCCAAGCAGCAGTCGCCGGAGGCGTTGGCCCACCGCGCCAAGATGGTGCAGGACATCGTCAAGAACGACGCCATCACCGACCCGGTGGGTGAGTTCCAGCAGGCGATGCAGGCGGTTGGACTTTCGCCCAACCTGAGCCCTGCCGAGCAGTTCGCACTTGGAGGTCGTCAGCACTTCCTAGAACGCGAGGCGGCCAGACGGACCCGGGCTGAGCAAGCCGCTGGCGGCATGCACGTTCCCACTCCCGAGGAGGTGGCGCAGCGGCGTACCCAGGGCCTGGAGAGCCAACGCGCCCAGCCGGAGCAGGCCGCTCCTGCCGAAGCGCCGCCTGCCGAGGCTGCGCCCGCTGAAGCCCCCATGCCTGCCGAAGTCCCCGCACCGGCTGCGGCGCCTGCACCGACCGAGGCCGCCGCACCGGCGGCGCGGGCGCTGACCGCGAAGGATCAAATCCGCCAGCAACTGGCCGAGGAGCAGTCCGCGCGTGGCCAGCCGAAGGCGGAGGGATGGCATGCCGAGGGCGTCAAGGCCGGGCTCGATCTGCGACACAAGGAGCCGGTCTCCAAGAAGGGTTCCTTCCGGGCCAACTTCGAACAGGGCAAGAAGGATGCGGCGGAAGAACTCGCCCGGCATGAACGCGCCCAGGCGCTGACGCCTGAAGCTCCGGCCGAGCGACCCATGACGCGTGCTGCGGCGGCTGAGGCTGCGCGGCGTGAGGCGGCCGCAGCAGAGAAGGCGGCGGCGGACAAGGCGGCTGCTGAGAAGGCGGCTGCTGAGAAGGAGGCCAAGCCTGCACCGAAGCCTGCACCTAAGGCGGCTGAGAAAGCCAAGGCCGCATCGAAGGCGAAGGCTGAACTCAAGCCCGAGCCGAAGCCTGAACCCAAGGCTGCCGAGAAAGCCAAGGCCGCGTCGAAGGAGAAGGCCACCGCCAAGGCCCTGGAGAAGGCCGCCAAGCCGGTCGAGCCGACCGAGCGCACCAAGGAGGCCGCCGCAGCGAAGAAGCCTGTAGAGGCCGCTCCTGAGGCCAAGGCCAAGATCACCAAGGAACGCCTTGTCGAGGCCAAGGAGAAGCTTGCCCAGCGGGGCAAGGTCGAGCGGGTCAACACCCAGACCAACCCCGAGGTCGACGAGACGACCGAGAGCCAGCAGGACAAGGACCGTCGCGACCTGATGGCCCGCATCCGGGAGGCGCGCGACAACGGCCTGTTGCCCTCGAACATGGCCGCTGATCTGGTTCGGGGCGCCACCGAGACCGATACCAACGACAACTACAAACTGTCCAACGACGCTCTGGAAGCCAAGGTCAACGGCCTCCTGGGGCCTGCGGAGGTCAAGGGCGGCAAGCAGCGGCTTGGCGGTGAACCCGCGCCCGAGGCCGCCGACGTCAAGAAGCACTGGACCAACGTCCGCGACAGCCTGCGCCGCGAGCTTGACCGGCTGGGCCTGAAGGACGTCGACCTGAAGGTCTTCGACAAGCTGGCCGACAACGCCCGAGGGAGCTACGTCTCGCCGGACCTGAACCCGGGGATGCGCCACCTGATCCAGATCGCGCTCAACCATGCCGACCGCATGGGCACCCTCGGCCACGAGGTCATCCACGCGCTGCGCGAGATGAACCTGTTCAAGCCGGGCGAGTGGGAAGCGATGGCCAAGCAGGCGCGCTCCGACCCTGAACTCGTGTCGCGGATCGACAAGGACTACGCCCACCTCAACGACGCCGGTCGCGAGGAGGAGATGGTCGCCGAGATGTACCGGAACTGGGCGCACGGCGAGGTGCCCGAGACCGGCCCGGTGTCGGCGATCATGTCCAAGATCAGGGCGATCTTCGGGGCGATCGGCCGGGCCTTCCGGGGCAACCCGTCGCCGACCGGCACCGAAGTGATGAAGCGCATCATGAGCGGCGAGGTCGGCTCGCGCAGCCGTGGCCAGACGCGTGGTGATCTTGGCGTGCGTGAGGCCGGTCTTCGGCAGCGCGTGGCGTCGAAGGATGACGAGCGCGATCTGCCGCCGCGCATGAAGACCCCGGCGGCGCGGATCAAGCGCAACGCGGTCCAGCAGGCCGGTGAAAACCTGCGTGTCTCGGCGGCTGACCTGCTCAAGAAAGGCAGCTTCCTCCTGTCGTCGACCCACGACATCGCCGCGACGGCGGCCAAGCTCCACCAGATGCCGTCGGCCGCGAAGATGGTGGACCTGTACTCAAGGAGTTTCGCCAGGAGCCGCGAGACCATCGAGAGCGTGCTCAAGCAGAAGGATGACTACCACGACCTCCCGGCCAAGTACCGGGGCACCATGCCGGGTTCGGTCTCGGAGTTCCTGTACGACAGCAACGTAGCGGGCAAGTGGGGGTTCAAGCCCGACTGGGCCCCCAACGCCGTGCTCGATCCTGAACTGGTCAAGCGCTACAATGCGATGAAGGCCGACGGTTCTGGCGGGGCCAAGGCCGCCAAGGTCATCAGCGACGTCTTCCAGAAGAACTACGAACTGCGGAACGAACTGCGCGGCGCGATGACGGGGGCGATCAACACCGAGTACGAGCCACAGATCGCGGCCGCCAAGTCCGACGCCGAGCGGGCTGACCTGCAGCAGCAGCAGAAGCGGGCCCAGGCCTACGCAAACCGCATCTTCGATACGGCGGACGACAAGCCCTACAGCCCGATGAAGCGGCAGGGGCGGTTCGCGATCGTCGCCAAGAGCGCGGCGTTCCGGGCCGCCGAGAAGGCCCAGGACTGGGATGCGGTCGACCGGATGGTCGATGACGACCGGCACCACTACGTGGACTTCCGGGACAGCGTCCACGAAGCCAAGCAGATGGCCGAGGATATGGGGGAGCACTTCAACGGCAAGAACGACTACGTCAGCTATTTCGAGCGCGGCTCCGACGAGGAGAACAACGCCTTCGAACACGGCGACCTGTTCCTGCCGCTCAAGAAGATGGCCGAGGCCATCGCGGCCAACAGGACGCTGAGCGAGAAGGCGAAGAAGGAGATGACGCGGGTGGCCCGCGACATCTACCTGCACAGTGTCTCGGAGAACAGCGCGCTGAAAGCCGAGCTTGGCCGCAAGGGCGTCCCGGCCAAGAACCTGAAGACCGGCGAAGTGCCCGACATGATGAAGGCCCACGTCAGCCGGGCGATGGCGACGGCCAACTACGTCTCCTCGTTGGCCAACAGCGGCGAGATGCGCCAGCACCTAGAGGGCATGAAGCAGGAACTGCACGACATGGGCGGCGATGCGCGCACCCAGGCCCAGCTCTACCATAACGAGATCATGTACCGCTACATGGCCACGCAGGGGCGTCCGCCAGCCCGCGTGGTCGACCGGATCGTGCGCGGCACGTCGCTCTACACCGTCTTGTCGCAGCCGTTCTATTACGTGCAGAACTCAGCCCAGAACGTCCAGTTCGCCCAACCGCTGCTGGCCGCGAAGTTCGGCTATTTCAAATCGGCCGGTGAGTTCAACAAGGCCTACGGCGACTTCTTCAAGATGACCCATGGGATGAACCCCCTGCAAGATCGGGTCAGCTTCGACAACGTGCCGCCCGACATCGCCCAGGCGGTGCATCAACTGCTGATCGACGGTCACCTCGATGCGGGCTTCGCCGCGGAAAGTGGCGCCTGGGAGATGAGCGGCGAGGGGGTTCTGCCGACCACCTTCAACCGGGCCGACCGTTTCACCCGCCGCTTTCCGCAGTTCGTCGAGATCATGAACCGGACGACCAGCGGCATCGCCGCCTACCGGTTGGCCATAGCTGACGGCCAGACGCACGATCAGGCGGTGGCCACGGCCAAGCAGCTGATTGTCGATGCGCACGGCGACTACTCCGGCTTCAACGCGCCGGGGGCGTTCCACCGGCTGGGCAACGCCAGCAAGATCATACTGCAGTTCAAGAAGTTCCAGATGAACGAAGGGGCCATGCTGCTCCGCGAGTTCAGGAAGACGTTCCAGGGCGCGACGCCGGAAGAAAAACTGGAGGGGGTCAAGTCGCTGGCCTTCATCAGCGCGCACGCGCTCGCCCTCTCTGGCATCACCGGACTACCGGCCGCCGGGCTGGCGGGCTGGGCGATGGGCTACCTGCTGAACACCCTCGACCCCGACCGCAAGAAGCGCGAGTGGACCGACTGGCATCACTCGCTGCGCGAGACGCTGGGCGCGGGCAAGGAAGGCGCGAAGAAGGATTTCCTGTCCGACTTCCTCTACAAGGGCGCACCCTACGCCCTGGGCCTGGACCTGTCGGACAAGCTGGGCATGGGCAACGTCGCGGCGCTGATGCCGCAGGGATCGGAGAAGGCGTTCGACAGCCCGGACGAGTGGTATCAGACGGTCGGCAAGGTGCTGGGCGGGGCGACCGGCGGGATCGTCAGCCGGGCGGTGGGCGCGCTCGACTACGGCATCTCGACCGGCGACTGGGAGAAGATGATCGAAGGCTTCGCCCCGTCGGTGGTGTCCAACACGGCGAAGGCCATCCGGCTGAACCAGCAGGGGATGCAGGCGCGCGGCGGCGAACGCCTGATGGCCCCCGGCAAGTTCGGCCTGGGCCAGTCGCTGCTGCTCGCCTCGGGGATTACGCCGTCGATGCTGTCCACCCAGAGCGAGAAGACCAACGAGGTCTACGACGCCACCAAATACTACCAGAGCATCGACGACCAGATGAAGAACCGCTGGGTGCGCGCCTCCCAGGACGGTGACGTCAAGACCATGGGGGCGCTGCGGCAGGACTGGATCGCCATCCAGCAGGCGAAGCGGCGTGACGGCTTCCTGCCGACGCCGATGACCGAGATGATCCAGGCCCGCCGCGAGGCGATGCGGCGGCAGGCCCACACCCTTGGCGGCGTCGAGTTCGGCCGGGCCAACCGTCGGTTCGTGATGGACGGGGAAGACGCCTTCGCCGCCGATCCCACCAACCAGCCCACCGAGGCGACGCCCTAGGGCGTGCCGGTCTGGGCTCCCGGAGCTTGGCCAAGGCCACCCTGAACCACGGTGAAGAACGGCGTGTGGGCGGCGTCCGGCATCGCGGTCGGGATCATCTTCCAGCAGATGACCGGTGTGGTGGAGAACGGCATCCCGGTCCCCAGCCGCATCTTGTGACAGTCGGATTTCTCAGCCCAGCCGAGGGCGACAGCGGCGTTGAACAGGTCCTTGTAGTTGACCCGCTTGAGGGCGCACCAGTCGCGGATCGCCATGCGGCTCAGCCACAGGATCGGCGCTTCGTTGACGTCGCCGAAGGTGCGGCGTCCGACCAGGGCGGCCATCGGCATGCGGTAGTCCGGCGGCACGTTCGCCCTGCGGCCGCGTCGAATGTCGCCGAGGATGTCGGTGACCAGCACGTTCGGCCACAGGTCCCCCATCATCAGGCCCAGGCTCTCCTCGGGCGTGACGACCGAGGCGGTCTTCTGGCCACGGTTCTCCTCAAGCTGGTCACTCATCCACATCTTGAGCGGCGCGGTTTCGAAGCCCAGCAGCTTTAGGCCGTGGCATAGCTTCAAGGCCATCAGTACGCAGGTGAACAGCCCCGCCCAGTAGCGATCGACCGGCTGCATGTCGTAGAGCTTGTTGATGCTGGTGCGCATCTCCTGCAGCCCGGAGGTGATCAGCGCGCGGTGCTTCACGAGGAAGCGGGCGTAGACCAGACCAGCGTGGCCGTAGTTGTCGTCCATCAGTCCGAACAGGTCGTTGGCCTCGTTGGCGGTCAGGTGGTTGGGCGGTGGCTGGGTGAACTCGAACAGGCGGCTGATCTCGGCGTCAGGGTTCAGGCGGTGGGCGGCCAGCTTGTCCGACAGCAGCAGGTTGCCGCTGGCCAGCAGGATGGTGGTCCAGTGCGAGTTGTTGTCACGCATTTCGCCAGCCTGATTGAGACGCTCCTTGGCGCGGCCGGACGACACCGAGAACACGAGGTTCGAGACCTCATCGTTCTTAGCGTTAGTCAGTTCGTCGTACACAATGGGTAGTGTGTTGTAGGCGCCGATCAGCGCCCAGAGGGCGTTCATCGTGGTCTTGTCCTGGGCCAGGATCATCTCGCGCCAGTAGCCCCAGATGCTCAGGGCGGCGCGCTGCACCGTGGTCTTGCCGACCCCGGAACCGGAGGAGTGGGCGTACACGGTGACGCCCTCCACCATACCCAGCAATCGCATCAGCGGTGCGGCGAAGCCGCACAGAAGCTGGAATTGGAAAGCCTCCTGGCCGGGCGCGTTGTAGGCCCGGTCGACCATGGTCTTCCAGGCGTCGAGGCTACCCTTGCAGACCACGACGTCCTGGCGGTTTCGTGCGGGCCCGGCCATCCGCGACTTGGTCTCGCGACCATCGTAGCCGACCACGAAGTCGCCGGTGACGAAGCCTTCCTCGTTCCAGCCGAAGCTCGTGTGGGCGGTCACGGCGCGGGTGTCCTGAAGCCGGTCCATCCAGCGCTTGAGGTATGCCGCCATGGCGCGTTCCTTGCCTTCGACGATGTAGATATCATTTCGGCCAAGCTCCTTGGCGACATCCGATCCGCCCTTGCCGATGACGCCGCCATCCAAGGCAAAGGTTCGCAAGCCCCCGGTGCGCTCCTCGGCCGCCCATTCGTAGAAGTGGTCGCCGTTCACGGTGCGCGCCCGCAGCGTCGGCCAGAACGGCGTACGGCAGAAGATGTCCCAGCGCTCAGGCTTGGTGCCGTCGGCTGGCACGTAGTGGGCCAGGACGCGGTGGCCCCTGTCGGTCTGGATGCGGTAGCCCTTCGACGGCATCCCCGGCTCAGGATCGGACGGGTCGCCGCCCGTCGTCGTGCCGCCGCCGAACGCCCCGCCACCCTGGCCCGCGCCACCGCTGGCCGTCGCCGGTTCGCGGCCAAGCTGGAGAGGCGTGGTGATCTTGCCGCGATACGGGCAGGCCGCGCAGATGTCCGGCTGGTCCTCGGCCAGCTTGTCGCAGGTGGTCGGGGCGAACGGCCCGATCTGGGTCAGCTTGGCGTCGACCTCGGCGGCGGTGTAACGCGGGTCGCCCTGTGACCATTCGTGGCAGATGTCCGGGGCTTCCTCGGTCAGCACCAGCACACCCAGGCTGTGATACCACGTCGCTTGGTCGAGCTTGCCGCCGGTGTCGCGCATCAGCCCGATGACCCCGCAGCGGTCGGCGATCAGGTGGGCGGACGAGGGCTCGAACGTCGGGCCCATGCCGCCGCCCAGGGCGGCGTTGGCTGTCGACAACTTGGCCTTTGGCGAGGCCGACGGGCGGGCGGCCACGGCGGGCAGCAGCGCAGCGAACGTCGGCAAGTTCGACGTCTTGCCGACTTTTAGGATCGTCACCGGCAACGGATTGGCCGGGTCCTTGCGGTGCGTCGCGCCCGGCGGCCGCAGGACGCTGGCTTCGTCCGCCGTGCGCGAGGGGTCGAACAGCACGCCCATCGCCGTCAGCGCCGCCTTCAGGGCCTGCGCGACCGGCTTCCAATCCTCCACCGCCATGTCGGCGTCCATCGGCCAGTAGACGTGGAGACCTGTCCCCGACGAGACCAGCCAGGGGATGGGAAGCTTGAGCGCATTGACGAAGGCCACGATCGCACGGATGGCGGCCTCCTGGGTCGGGTACTTCGGCTTGCCCGGCTCGCTGACGCCCACGTCCATGTCGATCCAGAAGGCGCGCACGAAGGCCACGTGGTCCTGGCGGCGGCGTGAGTTGGGCCGCGCCGGGCTGGTGGTCTGGAAGCTGGCGCAGGCGAAATAGACGGTCTCGCCAAGGGCGTCGAGGCGGGCCACCTCACGAACTAGCCACGCGTTGCTGCTGCCCCAGTGGTGGTGCCACTTGTTGTCCGGCCGGGGCAGGGCGATGCAGCGCAGCCCTTGCGACGGCAGGATGGTGTCGAAGAAAGTCGAGTTCACATCGCCCCCCATGCGCCTCCGCTCCTAGTGCTGGACTTGGTCGATGGCCTGCCGGATGTAGTGGGCGCGTTCCCGCCGCATCGTGCTCACCGGCACCGGCAACAGACCACTTTGGGTCGCCTCGGAAATAGCGTCAATGACGGCCCGGACCTTATCTTGGATCAGGATATGTGGCTGCTTGTGGCCGTTCATCCAGACCGAACAGGTGACGCGTCCCACGCCAACAAGTTGTGCAAGTTCAGCGGGTTTGATATCGGCGCGGCGGACTGGGGTGAAGTCGATAACATCCATGGGGGTACTCCGTGTTCAACAGAAGGTGAGAGGGGCGCCGGGTGATTGCACCGTGCAATCACCCGGCCTGGGATCAGTCGTCGACGACCTCGCCTTCCTCGTCATCGAACCCGGCCAGCGCCTGATCGAGTTCGCTCAGCGCCTCGTCGCTGAGCGCGCCGGCGCCGTTGGTCATCGGCGCGGCGGTGGCCTGCAACGGGGCGGCTGGCGCAGCGGCGCGACCGAACCCACGACGGGCCGGGGCGGCATGCATCGCCTCCTCGGGTTCCGGCTCGGGTTGCGGTTGCGGCTGCGGCTGCGGCGTCGGCTGCACGGCTGCGGCGACCTCGGCCGGGGTGGCCTTGGCCTTGGCGGCCCGCTTGCGGGTGGCGGCCACGGTCGGCTGGGCGGCGGGCTCGACCACCGGCTGGGCCTGGGTCTGGCCACCGGCTTCCCGCTCCATGCGTGCGAACGCGTCCTCGGGCTGCGTGGCCGTCGGGGTGTTCGGCGCATCGGCCATCGGCTGCGGCCGCAGGGCGGTGATCTGCAGGGTGAGGTCATCCTCCTGCATGGCCGAGACCTTCTCCAGTTCCTCCTCGGTCAACCAGCGCTCCGGGCTGAAGGTCAGCGACGGGTAGGCCAAGCTGGCGTCGAAGCCGATACGCGTCACCATCGCGTGGTACGGCCAGCCGCGCTTGTCGAGTTGCTGGCCATAGGCGAGCAGCGTCTTGAGCGAGGCCGCCGGGCAGCGCAGCAGCATCGGGTTCTCGATGTCGTCCGGGCTGGCGATGGCCATGCGGCGGCTGTCGGCGCACGCCTTCCCACGTGAGCCGTTGTCGCTGATCTTCGATCCCCAGGCGTTGTGCGGGCATGCGCCGCACGCCGCCGACTGCTTCTCCTGCGCGTCGTTCGAGGGCGTGATCCCATCGTCGGAGTGGCAGAGCGGCCGCTCGGTCGATCCTTCCTCATACCCATCGGGGTAGTAGACTTTGTTGAGGTTGGGATTGGCCAGCACGATCACCGCCTCCAGCGAGGCGGCCGGGTCGTTGGCGTTCTTGCCCTCGCCGACGGTGATCAGGATGCGCTCGCCGCCCTCGACGACGTGCCAGACCTTCCCCTTGTAGGAGATGATCGGGTAGCTGGCGGCGACCCCCGCCGCGAGCGCGGCGTTGGCCAGGGCTCCCTGGCCCATCAGCTTCTGGATATGCGCCGGGATGGCCCCGGTCATGGTGGTCAGTGCGCTTGACATGCTGTCTCCTTACGATGCGCGTCGGATGTTGATGGTGGCGAACCGGCTGTAGGTGATGCCGGGGGGTAGGTCCTGATGGGCGGCGACGTACTCGTCGACCTGGGTTTTGGCCACGCGTCGTTCGAGGAAGTGCCACGCCTCCTTGGCGCGCACGAAGTTGAGGAACGCGTCCATGTCCGCGACCGTGGCCGAGGACTTCATGGCCTTGTAGGCGGTGCCCGCCTCGCACTTGGCGCTGTCCATGTTGTGGGTGTCGAAGAATTGCAGGATGGCGGCCTCGGTCTTCTCCATCGCAAGGTTCAGGGGTTCGAGCTTGGCCTCGTGAGCCGCCTTCAGCTTGGCTTTCAGGTCTCGGGCCGCGATGTAGCGGCTGACCAGCAGGGTGATATTCGTCTCGGGCATGGGGTGTATTCGCTCCTTCTCTAACTGTTAACTAGTATACACTAACGGGTGTGCATTGTCAAGCTTCATCCATGTCGGCTTTGACCGCTTCCAGCAGCAGGCCCTGCATGTGCTGCTTGTTCTTCAGCCGCTTGAACGCGCCGCGCTCGACGGCTGAACTCTCGATGTTGACGATGAACTGGTGGTGCTTCTGGCCGGGCCGGGTGATGCGCGCGTTGGCCTGCACGTAGGTCTCGTTGGATAGAGTGGGCCCGTACCAGACGATGGTGTTAGCCGCTGTCAGCGTCAGGCCGTGCGACATGGCGGCGGGCTGCGCGACCAATGCGTCGAGGTCGCCCTTCTGGAACCGGTGGAAGATACGCGCCCGTTCGTTGGCCGACACGTCGCCGCTGACCATGCCGACCTTGATGCCCGCCTTCTCCATCTCGCTGGCCACGTACCTGAGGACAGACTTGTAGGGCACGAACACGATCGTCTTGGTGTGCGCCTCCTCGATGATCCGCAGCACCTCGCGGATGCGGGGCGCGTTGGGCAGTACGACCTCCTGGCCGCCGTGGCCATAGACCACGCCGCAGGCGATCTGGATCAGCTTGCCCATCTTCACCGCCTCGTTGACGGCAGTGACCTGCCCACCCTGGTACTCCATGTAGAGCCTGAGCAGCATGTCCTTGTAGGCCGTGGTCTGCTCGGCGGTCATCGGCACTTCCCGGGTGACGGTCATGCACGACGGCAGGTCCATGCACTGGTCACGCGTGTAGCGGATGGCAGGCTGCATCGCCGCCGAGATGGCGGCCGTGGCGTTGGCGCGCGGCACCCAGCGGAACGGACCCAGGGGCTTCATGATCTCGTCACGGAACTTTCCGTAGAAGGCGGGCACCCGCTCCGGGCTGATGATGCGGCACTGGGCCCACACGTCGGTCGGTGCGTTGGGGGTCGGCGTGCCGGTCATCCACCAGATGCGCTCGATGCCAGCCACGACGCGTTTCAGGGTCTTCCACAGTTTGGTGTGCGCGTTGCGGAAGATCGCGCCCTCGTCGACGATCACCACGTCGAAGTCCTTGGCGATAAGCTCGCGCTCGATCACCCCCAGGCCATGATGGTTGATGACATAGATGTCGTAGTCGTCATTGAGCAGTCGCAAACGACGGGCCTTGTCGCCGTACAGCACGGCCACCCGCAGGTCCGGCAGGTTCTCGAAAACCTCGTCGGCCCAGGTCCGCTCCAGCGTGGAGAGCGGGGCGATGACCAGCATCTTGGTCACCTTCCGCTGGCGGCGCAGGTAGTCGTAGGCCCAGAGCGCGGCCAGGGTTTTCCCGGTCCCCATCTCCGACAGCACGAACGCCTTGGGGTGCAGGGTCAGGAACGACGATGTCATCCGCTGCGCCAGGAACGGCCGGTTGCGTCCCGGCCATTCGTAGTGGTGCAGGATCGGCGAGGGTGCGTTGAACCCCAGGTTCCTGAGCACGCGCACCTCGTCGAGCCCGTGCGGGATGGCCACCAAGGGTTGGCCACGGAACTCGAACACCCGCGCCGAGGGGATGACATGCATCACCCGCCTCGGGTTGCGGAGGTTCAGCACCAGTTTCTTGGTGGCCTCCGAGACGATCATGCTGCGACGGCTCCCAACGACAGGTCGATCAGCCGGAACATCTCGATCACCTGCGACAGGTCATCGGCCACCAGCGCCCAGCCCAGCGCATCGTTGATGCCCCGGATCGACTGCTGCTGCAGGACGGTGGCGCGGGCGCGCTTGCCCACCGCCTTGGCCTCGATGCCGAAGAACACCCCTCTGTAGCAGCCGATGAAGTCGGGGATGCCGTTGACCCCGTAGCCGTGGGCGGCAGGCATGAACCACCAGCACGCATCCAGCGAGCGCAGGTAGTGCTTGATGGTCAGCTTGACTTTCGCCTCAGGCCCCATGGACCAACTCCTTGTGGTTCACGCGCAGCATCCACGTCTGCTGCACCATGCGGACCTGCCGCAGGCAGTCCACGAGGGCGTCGTGCTTGGTCCCCCGCGCCTCGATGAGGGTGACCGTGCCGCCGTTGAAGCAGCGGTCGTCGTCACCAGCGATCATGGCCATGGTGCGCACGTCGCGGATCGTTCGGAAATGCCACGGCGTCCGCAGGCCAGCCTGCTTGTAGGCCGCCTCCAGCATGGAGATGTCGAACGTTGCCCCGTTGCCCCAGACGCCCTCGATGCCGTCGTCAGTCTTCATGATCCACAGACCGAGTTCGGCCAGCGCCTCGGCCAGCGGCGTGCGCGAGCGGTCACGCATCAACTGCACCAGCAGTTCCGGGTCGGTGTCAGCCCACCACGCCACGGTGTCCGGGCTGATGACGCGGTGGAACGGATGCTCCAGGCACGAGGGCGCGTCGACGAGGACACGCAGGGGTTCGATGTCCATGTTGGGGCCGTCCTCACCCAGTTCGAACGCCACGGCGGCGATCTGGATGATGGGAGCGTCCGCCGGGTCGGTGCCCAACGTCTCTAGGTCGATCATGATATGCACGAGGTATCCTTTCTAAATGCCGGAATGTTCACACTTGGCCCGGGGAACCGGACAGTGCGCCTTGCAGAGACCAGATGGCCGCTTGGGCCACTGGTTGTTTCGATGGGCCGCCTCCAGCCGGGCGACACGTGGCAGGAACTCCAGCCAGATTTCGGCCGACTGCTGGCGGTGGAACGTCTCGGTCGTAAACCTTTCCTTCGGGTTCGGGTGGTCCAGCCAGATGAAGCTGTTCCTGATCTCCTGCAGCCAGGGATGTGTGGCGAACAGCACCACCGCGCTCAGCTTCAACTGGGTGGTGGCTTCCTCTTTTCGCTTGCCGGTCTTCCAGTCACCCACGAACGCTTTCGTTTTCTTAAATACACTAACGTCCGTGATCGCCCTGACCCATGGCGAGTTCACACCCTTCCCGAACCACGGCACGACCCGGTAGTTCTGGTTGAGCGCCATCTGGGTCTCGGCCTCCAGCTTGCCGCCGACCGCCAGTTGCTCCAGCCGCTGCACGATCGGCTCGTGCTTGGCGAGGTTGGGTGGCAGCACGACCCCATGCTTCAGCCGGTCTTCCATGGATTTGTGGACGCGTCTCCCGTTGAGCATGGCCTCGCCCGGCGGGTCACTGACTTCCTTGGTCACCTTGGTCAGGTAGTACCGCCATTGACAGGTCTCGAACCCCTCCAGCACCGAGTGCGACCAAGCGATCATTGGGGGTACTCCGTGCCGAAGATGGCTTTGAAGGCGGCGCGGGCGCAGACCAGCCACGCCTCGCGCTTGCCGGGGGCGGCGTCAGCCCAGGCGGTCACGTGGGTGCCGGGCTCATCGTACTCGTTGAGCGCCACCCGCATCGCCTGGGCCACGTCTTCCAGCTTCATCTCTGGGTGATGATCCACGAGCCCTCCTAGACCACCGCAGAGGTGCGGTGCACGTTGGCGAGGTTGGCGTCCAGTTGCCGGTCGACCATCTCCCAGAAGTCCCGGGTGGCCTGTAGCCGTTCGTTCACCGACGACGACGATTGCCGATCAACGATGAACTGCGCCTTGGCGCGTGTCCAGCGCGCACGGATCGCCGTCATCTCAGCAGCCCGCGCCGTCCCCCTTAACGGGCCGGAGCGCGCCTCGTGCAGCAGGATCGCCTTGGCCATGCGCTTGCGCCGGTCGCGCATGATGTCGCGTTGGTAGTCGCGCTTGGCGGTCTTCGGGTTCTCCTGCCGCTTGGCGTCGATCAGCTTCAGCAGACGCTCGAACGCGTTGCGGTCGGTCTCGCCGAGGTCGACCAGGGCGTTGAAGCAGGCGTGCTCGTCAACGTAGGCTACCCGCATGACCGGGCGCTCGATGGCGCGGGTCATCTCCTGGGCCAGGGTGCTGTAGTTCTCGGCCTCGATCAGCAGGTTCACCGCCTCGGTGATGGGGTCGTCGGTGTCGAAGGTGGCGTGGGCGTTCATGCGGGTTCTCTCTGTTGGTCGTCCATGTGGGCTGAGAAGTAGTTGCGGATATGCGCCTTGCCGGTGGTGGCCAGTTCGTGCAGGTCGATATAGTCGACCCCGCCACCGCAGTAGCAGTTCAGTTCGTTGGCCAACCGTACAGCTTCGCGGGCGTCACGGCCAAGGTGCAAAGCGGTGCGGGCGACGTCACCTCCGGTGCCTGCGGCGAACTCGCGCATCGCGAACAGCACCGGCGCGGGCCACGTCTGGAAGCACATCACCGGCTGGTCCTTGCCGAACACGTAGAGGTACGCCTCCCGCTCGCCGTGCTTCGGGAACGGGAAGGCCGCCGGGTTCTTGCCGTCCTTGAACCAGATGACCAGCGCCTCGCCGTGATCGGACGGACCACAGGTGGTCAGCACCTGTTGCTCGTGGATGTCCAGCTTGCATGACACGCCGATCATGCCGCTGTCGGTGGTGACGCGGCGGTCGGCGGCGACGTAGCGCCCGTCGTAGGCGATGACGGTCACGCTTTCTTTCCCTGCCTGCGGGCCAGCTTGTGGGCCTTGCGCATGGTGGCGCGGAAGTTCTGCCGGGTCTCCAGCGTCGGCTTCGGCTCGCCGTTCCTGTTGGCCAGCCATGTGGCGCGAGCGGCCGCGCGTTCGGCGCCGGTCTTGCCGAGGAACGGTGGCGGCGGAATTGGCCGGGTGATCAGGGTGACCATCAGTGTGCAAGCTCCTTCAATGCGCCCCAGTGGGGGCCTCGTTTCACGTCGACCGGGAAGTGGATCGGCAGGTCCGTCCTCAGGTCCCAAGCTCTCTTGTAGGGCAGGTTCGAGAGCAGTTGCCTGATCTCCCTGGCAGCTTTCTCCCCGGTCCCCTTGGGCACCCGGAAGAACATGCCATCGTGTAGCTCCATGAGGAAGCGTCCGCCCACGGTCGGCAGGTAATTCCGGGCCACCAGCAGGGCGAGGTACTTCTGGTCGGCCCCGACCCCCTGGATGGGGAAGTTGATGGCCGTGCTCTCGTGCGGCCAGATTTCGTCGATCATCCCTTTCTCCTCATCGACGCGTCGCCACGTGCGGTAGTCCCCCAGGTTGACCCGCCGACCGGCCAGGGTCTCGACGTAGCCGTTAACGCGGGCGAACTGGATTTGCCGGGCCCAGTACTTGGGCACGCGTCGGTAGGTCTTGCGGTAGGTGACGATGATCCGCTCCGCCTCGCTGGCGTCGAGCTTCACGCCGTGCTGCACGGCGGCGATCTTGCGCAGCGTCAGCCAGCCAGTGCGATACTGCGCCGACAGGTTGCCGACCTTGCCCATCTTGCGGGCGGCCTTGGCTGTCGGGTCGTCGTCGCGGTGCTGGGCGATCCAGTCGTACTCAAGCTCCGGCTGGATGCGGTGGCCCATGTAGGCGTGCGCGTCCTGGCCGGGCTGGCACAAGTCGAGCATCACCGGGTCGTCGCTCTCGACGGCCATCCAGCGGAACTCCTGACCGGCGAAGTCCGCCTCGATCAGTTCGCTGTCCTCGTCGACCTCGATCAGCCCCCGGTACTCTGGGTCGTTGACCCACTGGTGGATGGCGATGCCGCTCGGCTGCTCGGCCTTTCCCTTGCCGACCTTGGACGAGTAGGTGCCGCGTCCGGTGTAGGTGCCGAACACCCGGAAGTCCGGCCGCACGTAGCCGTCGCCGTTGTAGGCGAGGCTGTTGATCGCCCCGTCGGCGAATTTTGTCACCCGGGTCTGGCACTCGCGCACGGTGTAGATCAGGTTGGCCCGGGGATCGGCCACGCCGAGGATGGCCAGGGCTTCCTTGTCCGTCGAGGCCGCTCCGGTGTCGGTGAAGTGTGGGATCGTCAGGCCCCACTGTTCGTAGAGCAGTTCGCGTAGCTGCTTGGGCGAGGCGATGATCTTCTGCCACTCAAGCATGCCCTCTTGGAGGGCCAGCTGCACCATCGCCGCGTCGCGCTTGACCCGCAGGTCGACGCCCAACACCTCTGCACGCTCACGGTTGATCTTGAGCCCTTGGACTTTGGCGTCGGCCACCAGCGGCAGACAGCGCGCCTCCAAGACCGCACACCGCAGGATGCGTTCCGGCAGCGTCCTGACCAGATGGGTGAGAATGCGCAGGGTGAACTTGCAGTCGCGCTCGTTGTAGTCGAGCAGCTTGATCCACTCCTCGGGGGTCGTCGGAGCGTAGTTAATTCCTTCCTCGTAGCCCGCCTCAGAGGGAAAGAATTTCCCCACCGCTTCCTTGAGGCCGACGCTTTCTCGCCCCTGCTCCTTGTAGCGCGGGGCGTTGAGGAAGTGCCGGTACAGCAGCATGCCGTCCAGCCAGAAGACAGCGAACACCTTGGCCCTGATCCCCAACTCGGGGTGCAGTTCGTCGAGCACCAGCAGCCACGCGATGTCGAAGGACGAGTTCCAGCAGACCACGTACTGGCCCGCCACGGTGTCCAGCCAGTCGGCCAGTTCCTCCGGGGTCGGCTCGCGGATGCTCTCGGAGAAGATCATCCCGCGAGGATCGAAGCTGGCGATGGCGGCGCTGTTCAGCCACGCATGACCTTGCCGCATGCGGAACGGCTGCAAGGCGAACAGGTCTTCGTCGCCGCCGGTCTCGACGTCGAACGCGGTGACGGTCAGCGGGTTGATCATTTGAGCAGCGAGGCCGCCGCAGCGTCGGCGATGGCCAGAGTGGACACAAGCTCGGCGTCGCTCCAACCCTCTTGCACGCGCAGCCGCACGGCCCAGGCATGCAGGGCGGTGACGTCGGTCTGGGTGACGCAGTCGTCGACCAGATGGCAGAGCGCCAGCACCGCGCCCTCGGTGATCGGGTCATCCAGCGGGCGGTTCAGCGCCTCGTGGTCCAGCTGGTCCAGGGCTTCCGCGTACTCGTTGAGGTCGACGTTCATGAGGTGGGTCCTTCGGTTGGTGATTGCACGATGCAATCGAGCAGAGGGGGTGGGGGATATCGCTCCCCCGGGCGGCGCGTTCCCCGCCGAAGGGACGGTGCGCGCTGTCGCGGATGTGTCGGCTCTCACGGCTTACCGCCAGCGATCTAGGTCGCTGGACCCTCATGCTCCCTACCCTGCGGGAGGGAGGGAGTATCGCGTGCAGCCCGCACGGCTTCAAGGCGGACGCGCCACAGCGCCTCGCCATCGGCCATCGCCAGGGCGACTTCATCCGGGGTCTCCAGGCAAGGCGACCAGCCCAGCCTGTCGAGCAACACCCAGCAGCCGATGACCGTGCCGGGCTCGGGCGGCGTCGCGTCCGGCGCAGCGTACTGCTCGTCCTTCTTGGTCTGACGACGCGTGCTCACTTCAAGGATCAGGTCGCCACGGATCATCACCACGTCGACGTTGCCCCGGTACGGCTTGTGCAGCTTGACCATGAACATCTCAGTTATCGAACCACATGATCAGCCGGAAGTCGGACAGGCTGTCCTCCTCGCTCACGTTCCAGAAGTGCTCCATGTAGGGCAAGAGCGCGTCCTCGATGCTGCCGGTGCGCATCGCCTCGATCACCGTCTTCGACAGTGAGCCGAACTGGCCGGTGGTGATGAACACCGGCAGCGCCTCGTCCATCAGCATCCATGTGTGTGAGTGGCCGTCCTCGCCCCAGCCCTCGATCATGTGCAGGGCCAGCACTGAGACGTCGTTGGGGATACCCCTCGGCTCCGGCCCGTCGCCGCGCACCCCGGCCATGGCGGCGAACAGTTCGTAGTTGCGGTTGTTCGCATGCCAGTGGACGCGGCCCTCGGCGTCCCTGACCGGGGCGTCCGGGGTCCTGTGGCGCTGGGAGAAGTCGTAGATCGTTCCCTTCACATAGGGGAACGCGTTCACCCCCACCCACGCCACGGTCTGCGTGCCAGGGATCGTCATCCGCTTCTCCAGCACGAGATGAATATCTGCGCCCATCGCTCAGCCCTCCAGTTTCTTGCGCGCTTCGACAAGGGCGCGTTCAAGAGTATCGGCCTCGCTGGCCATCTCCAGCAGCCGGGTGGCGGCAGTCTTGGCCAGCTTGATGGCCGCGTCGAGCGCGCCGATCTGCTTCTCCATGTTCTGGTTGCGGTCGTGCTCGCCGAAGAACATGGCGCGCACCTCGGTGACCCAGGCTCGGGGTAGGTCGAGGCGTTCGCCGACCACCTTGTCACTGTCGCCGCCGAGGTATCGCTCCGCGACGTTGTCGTACACCTTGGTTAGCTCGTCGTGGATTTGACCACGCTGCTCACGCGAGGGGTTGGGGGCGGGCGCGGCCTTCACGCCGGAGACGATTTGGTTAGCTTGTTCTAGGGGGGTGGGCATGGGGTCCTTTCGAATGGGGGTGACCGTGGCGGCCATGGGTTTCTTCTCCTTGCTGGTATGCGTGCGGGGTGCGCCCCGCCCGGTGCGGTTCGCCTGCCAAGCGAACTTCTCGTCGGATGTGACGTCGGCGGCCCACTTCCATGTCCAACCGTCGGCGAGCGGCACGACGTAGAAAGCGTTGCCGTCCACGCTGCCGGTGTAGGTCTCGCCCGATCGCTTGGCGTTCTCCTTGCGATTGAACAGCGTCCTGCCCGGCGTCATGGCCGCCCCGCCCTTCCTGGCCCGAAGGACCACTGGCGGGGCAGGGGCGGCCGCTGGGGCCGCTTTGGGCTCCGTCGGGGGTGATGGGTCAGCCATCGCCAACGTGGCCTCCAGCGGGCCGTGATAGACCTCCGCGCTGGTTGCGATGGTGGACGAGTTCATGAGGTCGTCCTTCAGGTGGGATGCGATGATCTGCTCCTTCAGTTTCTTGCCGATCTCCGGCGGGATTGCCGGGTTGTCGACCTTGCGTCGGGCGAAGCGCGCCTTGCCGAAACACACCGGGCACCTGTGCTGGTGCGGCTTGGAGCCGACCTTCCAGCCGGTGGCCCGGAAGATGCGCATCGCCCAGCCGCCGTTGCGCGCCGGGTGCCAACTCTCGGTGTCGCACCAGCCGCACTTGATGCCGACGAAGTTGGTGTAGCCGCCTCCGTATGGACGCGTCTCCATCATGAAGTCGGAGTGGCGGCTCATTCGTCAGGCTCCCCCAGCAACCGGGCCTCGACCATCAGCTGGCACAGCCGGGTCATGGTGACCGGCGATGGGATCACCACCCAGCCGCCGCTCCGATCGGTGAACGTCCAGTCCGGGCCCTCGACGCCGGGCGGGTAGGCCCGGCCGACGAGGCCATCGTTCTCGTCGTAGAGCGCCCAGCAGCGCACGTTGCGCCGACCCTTGTCGTCGACGACGATCAGGGTCTCGTGCTTCACGTAGTCGACCGGGTGGCTCAAAGCTGCTCCTCCCGGAGCATGAGCACTTCTCCAAACGGCGTCGGGCCCTGCGCGCCGGTCGACACCCACAGCACCGGGTAGGCGGGCACCGGCCCGAAGTCATGGCAGTAGAGGTCGGTGAGCACCACCACGGCCACCGGCTCGATGTCGTGGTCCCGCAGGTAGCGGAAGATCGGCGAGAACGCCGTGCCTCCGGTGCCGTTGGGCTTCAGCTGAAGCTCGTCATCCATGCCGAAGCTCTCGTAGTGGGTGACCTTGGAGGCGAAGTAGATGACGTGGGTCACGCTCGGCATGCAGTCGACCTTGATGGCGCGAAGCTCGGTCAGGAACTCCTGAAGCTCGTCCGGGGTCACCGACCCCGAGAGGTCCACGGCCACGGCGATCTCCTCCATGCCCTGGCCATCCTTGCCGGGACGCAGCACGCCCTGCGCCATGCCGCGTCGCGAGGGCCTAGCCCACGAGAGTTCCGTCGCGGAGCGCTTGGTGAAGAACGCCCGCAGCTGATCCTGCCACCTGATCCTCGGGGTGAGTTCGACGCCGACGAAGCGGGCCATGTTGTCGCTCAGGCTCCCCGCCGCACGGGCCACGTCGCGGGCCTGAGCGATGCGGACATGCATCCTCGCCTCGGCCTCGCTCATCTCCGCCTCGCTGCCGTCGAAGATGATCACGCCCTGACGGTTCTCCTCCTGCTCCGGGGTCGGATCAGGCAGCAGGGCGTAGACCCCCTCAGTGGTCTTGTGGCCCCGCTCGTAAAGGGACGGGTCGTGGATGGCGCTGCCCCAGCGACGGCCGACCGTGGAGCGCCCGTCGCGGCTTTCGTGGGTCAGCATGGCGTTGATCACGATGTCGGCGGCGATGTCCCACTTCACCGGGTTGCGTGCCCCGATGCGAGAGCGGAGGTGATGGGTGAACACCAGACGCATGGTCACGTTGGCCAGCGCCCAGCGTAGCTCCTGGGCGTCCAGCCGCTCGACGTGCGCCGGGCAGACGATCAGCGTATGGCCGTCGGTGACCATCGTGGGCGGATCGAGCTTGTCGTCCCAACTCACCTTGAGGGAGCAGAGCAGGGAGGCAACGAACGGATTGTCGACGACCAGCGCCGTCTTGGCGCTGGAGAGTTTCTGCTTGAGTTGGTCGGTGCTCATGGGGTCCTTCGGGTTTGATGCGGCGGGTCCGACTATTCGAACCATGCCCTTGCGTTGGAGACGCGTCGCACGATGCGGCGCATCCCGTACTTGTCCTCACCGTTGAGGAGTTCGACGATCACGCACTCCACGCACGGCTCTTGGTACTCACGGATGGCGTCCTCGACCAGCGAGTTGGCCATCTCCAGGGACGGCGCACGGTCGAGGTGAAGTCCCCTGAACTCCACTACACCCTGCCGGGTGAGGCCGGTCTTCACCCGGCCGTACACCGTCCACGTGTTCATCGTCAGGCCACCTTCTGGGGGATGTAGCCCGACATCTTGCGCATCACCTCGGCCAGCTTGCCAGCCGCGTCGTTGCGCTCGATGGGGTCGTGGCGCAGGGCGTCGACGTTGTTCGCGAACTTGGCCAGCGTCCGCTCGATGGTGGTCCGCACCGCCTCCATCTCCGGGTCGTTGGTCAGGTTCAGCGACGGCAGCATGCCGCACAGGTCGATGGCGTTGTTGACCAAGCTGTCGCGGAAGATGGCGGCCGGGTCGGCCAGTCGCTCGACGGTCTTCGACACCACGTCGTGGACGCGTTCCCACGCCTCGCCCATCGCAGCCTGCTCGACCTCCTGCAACCGGGAGCGGATGTCGTTCTCCAGCCGGGAGCGCTGCTCGTCGCCCACGTCGATGCGCCAGTCGCGCTCGTCGGCGATCGGCATGAAGCGGACGTCGAAGCGGAACAGCCGGTCGAGGTCGCGGCCTCGGGGGTAGTCGGTCTCATCGTAGAGCGGGCCAAGCACCTTGGCCGCCTCGATCTTCAGCGTCGGGTAGGCGGCCAGGAACCGGTCGCGCGCCTGCTCCCAGTCGTCCTGCCACGTGCGGGCCATCTGCGAGAAGTCCATGTAGGCGTCGGACTTGAGGATGCGCATCCCGTCGATACCCCACGGCAGGGTGTGCTGGTCGAACGCCTTGCGGATGGCGCTGGTGACCTGCTGGAGTTGCTGCAACTCCGTGCCGAAGGGAAGCAGGTTCTTGTTCACCCGGGCGGCCTCGACGGCCAAGCCGTGGCGGCGGTTGAGGCTGGTGGTCTCGTGACGGTCGAGCTTGCGGGCGGTCCACTGGCTCACGTTCAACGTGGTCAGGATGGCTCGTTCGGAGAGTGCGGACATGGAGGGTTCCTTCTGAGAGAGGTGGCCTGATTGCACCGTGCAATCAGGCCTGTTGAACTAGCGGGAGAACAGCGCCTTGGCCCCAGCGGTCCCGGCCCACGTCGTGAACGCCGAGGTCTGGGTCATCTGCGGGTGGGCGATGATCACGTTGCGCATCATCATCACCATGAACTCGGGCGGCATCCGCTGGCCGTAGGTCACCAAAGATTGGAAGGTCTGGTCGGTGACCCGGGCGATCAGCGCACCGATCAGGGCGTACAGGATGTGCGCCTCGTCGGGGACGTGGAAGCTGTCCGGCTTGGCGAACACGAGGTCGGGGTCGGGCAGCGAGGCGAAGGTCTCGTTGAAGGCCATGAACTCGACCGCCGGGCCTTCGCCCACCGAGCCCTTGATCACCTCGTACAGCGCCGCCTTGGGCGTGGTCCTGATGGCCGGGCTGACCCGCTCCGCCCAGCCGCGAGGCGTGGCGTTCTTGGGGATGTTGGGATCGAAGGTCGGGGCCAGCAGGTCGGAGCGCCACTGGAGGAAGGCGACCACTTCCGGGGCCACGTTGCCACGCGTCAACGCCCACTCGATCCAGTCGTCGGTCTTCATCTCGTAGGTCACGGTGATGTAGCGGTCGTTGAGGTGCGACAGGATGCGGTTGGCCCCGGCGCGGTCCTCCTGCCGGTTGCCGCTGGCCACGAACATCCAGCCGGGCTTGAGCTTGCGGCCGTGCAGTTCGCGCTCCTGCATCATGTTGGCGATGACCTTCTGCTGGTCGTTGTTCATCCCGGCCATCTCGTCGATGTTGATGACGCCGAACTCGCCGTACACGTCGCTGTCCACGAACGGGAACTTGTTCAGCGGCAGCACGAAGTCGAGGGAGCCGTCGACCGGCACCGGCACGCCGAAGTCCTCGGCGGGCATGGTCGGCCCGTGGATGTGGATGAAGCCCACCTTGGCCACGTCGGTGGCGGCGTAGCGGATGGACTGCGTCTTGCCGAGGCCGGGTGCGCCTTCGACAACGATGGGGGACATGATCTCGCCGGTGGCGATCTGGTGAGCCATGCGGGCAGCGATGGTCTCGATGAGAAGCTTGGGGTTCATAGGGTCCTTCGATGTGATTGCACCGTGCAATGACGGGGCGGGTTGGCAGTTGGGAGACAATCCCCCAACTGTTATATAGCATACACTAGTGTTACGACTATGTCAAGACACGTCGCTTACTTAATTCTCCAGACGAGGACGTACTTGAATTCTCGCAGCGTGCGGTAGCGGCGGATGCCGTCCTTGTTGATGGCGTAGAGGTGGCGACGCAAGGTGGTCACCTCCTTCTCGGAGAGTTCGAACTCGGCCACGTGGACCAGCGGGATGCGGTCCAGTTCGTCGTTCGACGGGAGCCGGGTGTAGCGGAGACGTTGCGACACGCTCATGGGTAGGGGTTCCTTCGGTTACGGTTAAGATTGAACAGCACCGGTCAGGCGCAGTCTAGCTAGTTCTGTCCAGGCGAAGTCGTAGACCGCCTGCTCGACATCGCACTCCGGCACCACGTCGTTCGGATGGAAGCCGGAGTGGATGCCTCGCACGGACACCCGTCGCTTGGCGAAGCACCAGACCATCGTCTGCGACCACTCGTCGGTGGCGTGGTAGATGCGCACCGTCCAGCGGCCGTCGCGCATGGCGTCGTCGAAGATCACCCCGGCGCACTTGAACATGCGCCGGTTGCCGGACGGATGGCCCACCCTGCCGACCAGGGTGGGCACGCTGGGAGAGAAACGTCTGCGGCTCACAGGTCTTCCTCGCGGTCGTACAGTTCGAGGTCGTCGAGGGTGATCCCCTGCTTGTGCAGGAACTCGGCCACCACCCACGGATAGGCGGCGATGAAGTCCTCCAGCATCTCCAGTTCGTCGAGGTCGCCGTACGCCTTGCCGCGCTTGGCCTTCGGCCGGTCCTCGTAGCGGTAGTCGACGGCGTACCAGTCGTCGCTCTCGTCCACCTCGCCGGGCTTGCGCTCGAACACCAGCTTGGACCAGTCGGCGGCCAGCAACGCGTCCCGCAGACGATAGGCGAACCCCAGGTCGGTGTGCTCCATCGGGCCGTGCTGCTTGAAGTAGCCGACGCTGAGGTTGGTGCACTCTCCGATCAGCGAGACGTAGTTGGCCGTGTCGGTGAACACCCCGGTGTCGCAGGGCTTGAACTTGCCGCCGATGAGAGAGGCCAGCGAGAGGGCGAAGTTGTCGGAGCAGCACCGCTCGTAGCCTTGGTGAGTGATCACGTCGGCATAGTCCGCCCGGTCCAGCGCAATGGCGCAGTCGAACGTCCCCAGCCAGTCCTTGTGCTCCTTGGCCATGAACGATGAGCCACGCCCCCCGCTCTCCTCGTCGCGGTGGAACACGTACACGCCGGGCACCTTGGCGTTGATCATCTCCAGGGCCAGCCAGTTGCCGACCGTGTCGTCCGCCCCCAGGCACGACCCGTCGCTGGTCCAGGCCACCCACTTGGTCACCTCGACCTTCTGCGCCCCGCCGTGCCGGTGCACCGTGTCGGTGTGGCACGACCAGAGGATTTTCGGATGTCCCTCTGGAGCAGGCACCTCGATGATCAAGTTGCCGTACTCATCCTGCGACGGGTTGTACGGCATGATGTACTTGTCGATGTAGGCTTCCTCCTCCTGGCTGCTGCCCGGGCGACAGGTCTCCAGCATGTCGAGCAGCTTGTGGATCGCCCCGTCCTCGCGCAGCACCCCGATGGGCACCGGCTCGTAGCCGGTGTCACGGATGGCCTCGACGCCGCACATCGAGGCCATGCTGGCCCGCTGCATGGCGGACATCGGCTTGGGCCCATCGTCGCGCTTGGCCGTCAGCTTGAAGTCGCTGAGGGCGAGGGCGGCGATCTGCGTCTGTCGCGGCGTCGTGGTGACACGTTGGTCGGCAGTCGAGATGCCGGTGGAGTGCAGGCGTTCGATCGCCCGCTTCATCTTGCTCATGGTGAGGGTTCCTTCGGTTAAGCGCTGAGTTGAATGATGCCGTCGATCACCGGGATCGGTCGGATGTTGGCGGCGTTCGAGAAGTGCGAGATGTCCACGCGGACGGGCGGCAGCACACTGGCCATGTGCAGGTCAGGCAGAGCGTGGGACTGAGCCCACGCCGCCATCACCGTCTCGCCGTGCACCGGCGGAAAGACGTGCTCCATCTCGCAGGGATGCACGGTGGCCACGTCGCAGGAGGACGAGTAGCCCGGCACCACCTCACTCTCGTAGTCCTTCGGCCACCATTGGCCATCCCACAGGCACTGGAAGGCGGCGTCCTCCAGATTGTCCGGGTGGACCAGTTCCCCGGTGGCCAGGGTGACCGGCTTGTCGTCGATCCTGAAGAAATACTCCTCGCTGTGGCTGCATTGCCAACCGTCGTTGGCCAGGAACCATTGCCGGTTATAGGTGGTGTAGCCGACCTCGATGCTGTCGCAGCTGTCCTGATAATACTCGTCGCTGCCCTCGCAGTAGAACGTGTTCTGGTCACGGCAATACTCGCACCACTGGCGCTCACCGGCAGGCCAGCCGCCCCGACGCCCTCCATCCCGGTTGGCCCGCCACGAGGTGTAGACGGTGCAGCTTTCGGTGTCCTCGGTGAACCCCTCGTCGCAACAGTCGCAGGTCCAGTCGATCCGGTCCTCGCCGTCCAGATAGGTGCCGTCGGTGTTCTCCTGATGATGCGTGTCGTGGGTCATCCGCCACCACGTCTTGCCCTCACGATAGACCTCCTCGACACCGTAGCTGTGGTCGAGATAGGGCATGATGAAGTTGCCGTAGCGGTCGCTCAGTTGGCTCAGCAACGCGCCTTCGAACACCGAGTTGTCCTCGTCCACCGAGGTCCAGCCCAGCCCCTTGAGACGCGCCATCAGTTCGTCGTAGCGCTCCCGGTCGGTGGGCCCGTTGGGGGTCGGGTAGACCCGGCCGAACACCGCCTTGTCCGGCCAGCACAAGGACCGGCCGACCACCTTCGTGCCGCAGGCGGACATCATGTAGGCCAGCTTCAGCCCGCCTCCGGCGTAGACCCTGACCGGGTGGCTCTCCTTCGCCCAGTGCTTGCCCATCATGCAGCTGTCGGGGCCGTTCTCGTAGAGTTCGACCATCATGTCGGGGTCGTCGGTGAACTCCAGCACGTCGTCGTTCGGCGGACGCGCCCCCGCCCGGTGCCACGCGGCGTAGAAGGCGATCTTCTGCTTGGTCACCTTCGCCTCGTGGCCAGCCAGCGGGCCATGCTCGATCCTGCCGTCCGGCCCGGCGCCGAGGAACTTCTGGAGGTACTTGCCGGGCCGCATGTGGGTCTGCCGGTCGGCCTCTCCCTTGGTCGCGTCCTCGGTGAAGGCGATCGACTGCGGGTCCATCAGCGAGACGTGGGTGAAGTGCTCCCTGAAGTACGAGCCCCAGGCCCGCCAGAACTCCTCCTGCGCCCAGACCGGCTCCTGATAGACGCCGGTCGTGAACATCGCCTTCTCGCGCTCCTTCCACGTCGCAAGACGGGTACGGAACGTGTAGGCGGAGGAGCGACGACGTCTTAGTTCCTCGACGGCCGTCTCCGCCTGGAACGGCGAGGCGAACAGTCGGTCGTTGGGCGTCTGCTCGACACCCTGATAGGTGGCCACGATGGTCCAATAGTGCATTGGGTATGTCCTTCGGTGTTAGACGATTGCACCGTGCAATCGCCAAGGTTGTTACTGGGTAAAAGCCCTGATCATCACGAGGGTGGCCAGCACCCACATGACGAGGGAGATCAGCAGGGCGAACACGAAGCCGAAGCCCGGCCAGCGGTGTCTCTGATCCATGACGCATCCTCCGTCGTCATGGTGCACGGAGTTCATGCTCACGCTAGAGCCCCTGCCATCGTGGTGACGGCCGGGGCTGGCGCAGCGGCATACCCGCCGCCCGCGCCTCCGCCACCAGATCGGTGGCGGCGCAGAAGTTGGCCATGAACGCCTCGTAGGCGACGGCGTCGCGGTAGCCGCTCTGCCGCCACTGGGCGAAGGCGCGGTCCCGCCGCTGGGCCGCATGGGAGACGAGGATTTCCCAGTAGCTCGGCGCGGCGCGGTGACGTTCCAAGAGGTTCGGCATCACGCACCCAGGCTTTCGAGGAACGCTTTGAGGTCGGCATGAGCACGCTCCACCACGTTGTACGCACAAGCACGGTCGTGGGCTCGGCCGCTCTCGTCTATGGCCGCAGCCCACTGTTCTACCGCCGCCTCGTAGTCCTCCAGCAGGAACAGACCACGCTCGGAGAGCGTGGCCACGCGGGTTGCGGGCCGACAGTCGCGGCAATCGCACTCAGGATCAAAGTTGCTCATTGGGTCGGTCCCTTCGGGGTTAGGTCTTTGGCGCTGCGGTCGAGCGCGCTGTCACGGAAGCTGCCCTTCGGCAGCAGGAAGTAGTCGGAGATGAAGACGTCGATCTTGGCGCACCACGCCTCGGCCAGCTTGAAGCAGTAGCCGGGCGGCGCATGCTCGGCCCCACTGGGGTCGCGCTTGCGCTCCTCGTCGAGCCGCGTCTTCTCGCCGCCGTAGCCGACCTTGAGAAAGCCTTCGACCTGCTCCGGCCAGTGGGCGGGGTTGCGCTGCACGGCGGCGATGTTGGCCACCGGGTGGAACGGTTGGGGGATCGGGCTCACCATCCCGGGGCTCCATCGTTGATCCACATGACGAACAGGCCGAAGACCAGCGCCGCGCCTGCGATCCACGGTAAGATAGACAGCCACATGGCGACGAACTCGACCATGGTCTCCCGGACCGGCTTGATGCACAGCCCGACGCCACCGGCGATCAAAAGGAAGATGCCGAAGTCGCTCACCACCCACCCCGCTTGCCTTGGAGGGTCTGCTTGGCCATCCGCTGCTCGTAGCGGGCGAGGTCGCGGTCCTTGCGATCCGGCATACGGCTCGGGTCGCGGCGGGTAGAGGATGCCTTCGTATTGATCTTGGCCATCTGGCTTCGATGCTCCTAGTCCCCCTGCCGATTGCACCGTGCAATCGACTTCCGGGGCCGCTGGGAAAAATCCCAACTGTTAACTAGTATACACCTATAGCTTGACTATGTCAATCCCTCGACGCGTTCTATTATAAGTCCAAGCCCCGCTTCGCGCAGCTGATCGGCGGCCCAGGTGCCTTCCACCAGGGTCTGCTTGACCACCCAGGCGCAGAGCGTCCTGATGTCGTCCTCGGTGTGGGTGCCAGCCTGGAAGGCCATGTAGGCGAGGGCTTCGGCGCGGTGCATCGGCAGTCCGAACATGGTGGCGACGGGTTTCGCATCGCTGTTGAGGGCCAGCAGGTCGATGCCTGCGTCTAGCTTGGCTGCCATCCTAGCGCCTCCAACGCGTCGCGAAGCTCGGAGACCAGTTCGAACTTGCCTGCGACCAGGGCGTTCTCGACCACCCAGCCGATCAGCAGGTCGCCATCCCTCTGGAGCATGTGGCCACGCCGCGCCCAACTGCGCTCGTAGGCGGCCATGACCGGCTGTGGACAGTCCATGCCGAACAGCTTGTACTTGCCGTGGTCGATCTCGCGAACGACGCTCGGGTGAAGGTCAAGCTTCGACATCAGCGGATCGCCTTGGCCAGTTGGTAGAACACGAACAGCAGCAGCACGAAGCCTGCCCCGGACAGGAAGCAGAGCAGGATGGCCAGCCAGAGGTAGAGGCGCCCGCCCAGATCGTCCTGTCGTTTCATCGGTGGTTGGGGTCCATGATCCGCAGCGGGGCTTGCAGCAGCATGCGGGCCGGGCTGGCGGCGGCGTAAGCCTGCGCCTTCTCGCGGTCGTAGAAGCCGACCAACTGATGACTGTCGGCGTCGCCAACCTGCCAGATGACCGATGGCAGGCCCATGGAGCCGATCCTGCTGCGCAGGCGGGTGACGGTCAGCGACGGCATGGGGTTCCTACGTGGACGAGTGGACGAAGATCAGCAGCGCGATCATCGCGGCCAGGATGGCCATGGCGATCAGCAGGGTGCCTCCGGTTCGCAGACGCATGCCTGGAGCATACACCCCGAAGGTTCCCTTAGGAGAGCACCGCGAACAGGACCGGATTTATCGGTGGGGCGACGGGTCCGGTCCCGGCTCCACATCCCGGCTGGGACAGGGGGCTGTCGAACTGAGGACGCGGGTTCGCGGTGCTCGCCTAAAGGAACCCCCGGCGGTCGAGAGGGGATAAGACTACCGCCGGGGACTAGTTTTCACATCTCGCGCCGCCCTTGAGCCATGGCTCTGGTGACGTCGGTGGTTCGGCGGGACGCCCGGGCCATCTCCCAAAGGCCGCTGACGACGCCCCGCCGCAGACAGGGTTAACCGCGTGGCTGCTTCGCCCTCGGTTCCGGCGGGTTGGGGATTGGAGCCATCATGGGAGCCGGAGCGGCTGCGGGCGGCGGCACGTTGATCACCACCGGCGACACCGGGGCAGGCGGGACCGGCCGTTGCGGCAGGTAGGCCGAGGCGTCGGCCGACTTGTAGTTCGGCGACTGCGGGCACGGACGGCCGATGCGCTCGTAGGCGTCAAACACGTCATGCGAGCCGCAGAGCACGGCGCGGGCCGCCTCGGGATCGCCCAGCGTCTGGGCCAGTTCGCGCGCATCGAGGCGACGGGCGCATTCGCCGTCACGCCACGTCGAGCCGATCGAGAAGCCGAAGCCCACGCCCGATCCCCCGGCGCTGGTCGAGCCCATGCAGGTCTCGGTCAGCGTGGTGGTCAGCGCCGGGGCGAACACCTGCGGCACCGACTTGACGGTCTCGGTGACGTGGGTCGGCGTGACGGTGTTGAAGTTGATGTTCTGGGCGTTGCCCGCGTTGGAGGCGGCGTTGTTGGCGTTGGCCGCCGAGGAGCCACCGGCGCCACCGGTTCCGCCGGTCGCGCTGGACGTGCCGCCGGTCGAGTGGGCGTCGGACGCCGCCGTGCCGCCCTGCGACATCGAGGCCGAGTTCGACGCGGTGTTGGAGGTGGCGGTGCTGCCGCTGGTGCTGACGCCGACGTTCTGGCCACCGTTGTTGGCCTGCGAGCCGCTGGTCGAGTTGGAGCCCGACGTCGAGTTGGACGCGGACGTGTCGCTGACCGGGCCCAGCGTGTTGGTCTGCGGCCCGACCGTGGTGGTCTGCGGACCGTTGGACGCGTTGTTCTGGGCGTTGGAGGCCGACCCGCTGGTCGCGCCGGACGTCGAGGTGTCCTGGGCGAAGACGAGGGCCGGAGTGAAGGCCAGGAGGGCGGCGGTGGCCGCCGTGAGCAGAAGGTTCTTCATAGGGTGAGCCCCACCTTTGGTTGGAGAAATCCCCGGCGGTCGGTGGCGTGTCAACACCGCCGCCGGGGACACCTAGTCCGTTCTAAGCGCCAGCAGCAGGACAGCCGCCGCCCGGAGACGGAAGCTGGCTTGCTGCCAGCCGCTTAGAAAGGCCAGCTGGCCGAGGCGGTGCCCACCGACAGGCCCGCCTGAGCGCCCGCGCTGGTGCCGATCGAGAAACCCGTCTGGGTGTGGGTGTCGGCAGCGACGCCGGTCGAGGTCGTCACCACCGTGGCGTTGGCCACGGTTGGGGCGAACGGGTTGACGGTGTGGTTGGCGTTGGCGGCGGCGGTCGAGACGTTGGTCGCGGAGCCAGCGCCGGAAGCCGAACCCGCACCGAGCGTGGTCGAGGACGCGGACGAGGCGGTCTGGCTGGTCGCGCCAGCGGTGGTCGCGACGGCGGCGGCTGCGGGCATAGCAGCCAGCAGCGCGAGGGCGGCGACGCCCGCAAAGAGCTTCTTCATGAGTGTTTCATCCTGATCAGGAGCGCGTTTTCGGGTCGCACCCGGTCCCCCAACCTGCAAAGAACGGTGTTCCTGAAGGCTGGCCCTATGGGTAGACCTGCGCCACATGTGCAGTCAAGCTGATCGGTTCCCCGTCCACAGGAAATTTTTGTGACATCAGGCCCCGTTGAGCTTGGGGACGATCAGGAAGATCGCCACCAGCAGCGCCAGCAGCGGGATCACCCACTTCAGCCACGCCAGCGGCGGCGGGAAGGGGATGTAGTAGGCGATGGCGCCGATGATGCCGACGAACAGCAGCACCACGAGGATGTAGAGCAGCACGTTCATGGTCACTTACCTTTGCGGGGCGGCAGCGGCGGCGGAAACTTGCTGCCCAGCGCCTTGTCCAGCGCGGGCGAGACAGGCGGCGCGAAGGGCGGAGCTTTGGGCGGCACCAGCTTCGACTTGCCGACGGTGACCTTGGGCATGGCTACGTCCTCACTTGGTGTTCAGCAGGTTCTGGCCGATCTGTCCCTGCGGGGCGAGGCCGCCGGGGCTGCCCGGCACGCCCTGGGCGATCCGGGCGTCTTTCGACGCAGCTTCCAGGGCTTTCTCGCGCATCGAGGTGCCGGTGGTCATCGACCACGGCGCAGCGGTCGGGTTGGCGACGTCGGACGGGCCTGGACGCATCGCCTTCATCGGCGGCAGCGACGGGATCGGCTTGGCAGGCGGACCCTTGGCCATGTTACTTGCCCTTCTTCGGTGGTGAGCCACCCCCGGCGCGGCGCTGGGTGTCCAGCGCGATGGCCTGGGCCTGCTTCAACGGACGACCCACCGCCAGTTCGGTCTTGATGTTCTGACCGACCGCCTTGTCCGATGGGGATTTCTTCAGCGGCATGACGCGTCACCGGTTGTGGCGGTTGAAGATGCGGTTGTAGCCGTGGATGACCTCGGTGGTCTGTTCGAGCCGGACTTCCTCGACGAGGCGCTGGATGGCCACGGAGCCCAGCAGCACGTCGAGCGGGTGGTCGACCAGCGGCGGAGGATCAGGCTTGTCCATGCGGTCAGCGTAGTCCTGCTGATTGCACGGTGCAATTACGATGCGGCCCACCAGAGTTTCCCCTGATGGGCCGCATGTACGAGACGGTTCACTCCGCAAGGTCCGGCTGGGGTCGGAGACGGAGTTGCCTCCGCTTCCGTCTCCGGCTAGGCCAAGTGGTGTTGGCCGCCTCGTTCGAGCAACATGCTCGACGCTTTTTGACGCGTCAAGCTTGTTTCTCAACTTTTACGACTTCGGCTGCGCGGTGGGCGGAAGTCCGGCGTCTGGCCGCACCGGGGCGTTGGGAAGCTCGTGGCCCGGATGACCGTGTACCGGCGGCAGCGGGAAGCCGGTGTCCAGCGTGGTGTCGATGACCGTGAACCGGTAGCCGACGCCGACGATCCAGGCGAACACGAGGTACTTGCCGTCGAGCGACGGCGGCAGCGGCGGCCAGACACTCCCCGGAGGCAGCGGCAGCGAGTTGTCGGGCTTCACCGGCGGCCGATAGATCGGATGCGACGGATGCCCTGGGAGGGACGGCAGCGAGTTGTCCGGCCCGACCGGCGGGCTCGGCCAGACGTGCGGCGGGCGCGGCAGGTCGTGGTTGGGATAGACCGGGAAGTTGGGACGCTGCGGCGGCCAGACGCCGGGATTGTCGGGCAGGCCGTTGTCGATGACCGGAGGAAGCTCGACGCCGTAGCCGGGATCGACCGGGCCGGGGACTTCGGGCAGGCTGTTGTCGGGTCCGCCGCCTGTGACGATCGCGGCCGGGGTGACCTTCATGGGTGTAACTCCGTGCAGGGGTTGGAACGAGGACGCCCCTCGGACCACTACGCTAGGTCTGCGACGGCGTCGAGACGGCCTACAGCGGGCTGCGCTTGCCGTTGAGGATTTCCGAGACGCGTCCCCCGTCGATGCCGAACACGATGCCGATCTCGCGGTGCAGGGCGCTCGGATGGGCGCGCTTGAAGCCGCGCACCCGGGCGGCGAGGATGGGGGTGATGCGCTTGGCCTTGCTGCGGACGATCGGCGCACGGACCACCCGGCAGGTGTTGTCGGCCATGTTCTCCAGGCGCACGGCGTAGTCGTCGAGACCGATGGCGCGAAGCTCGTCTGCGAGCGCACGCATCTGCTTGCGCACCTCCGGGATGGTCGGGCCCTTGGTCAGGTCGCGCGGCGTGCTCACGGCGGGGTGGTCTGCTTGGCTTGGTAGGCGGCGCGCAGCCCGGCGGTGACTTCCCGGGCCTTGAGGCGCTGGCCGATGAGGGTGGCCAGCCGCTCGTAGGCGCGCAGCGCCTGACCGTCGGGGAGGATGCGTCCCTTCAGGTAGGTGATGGCGTCGGCGTCGCGTTGCCAGCTTGCGACTTCGTCGGGCTCGACGTCGTGGTCGGTCAGTTGCACGGCCAACGGCTCGGCGTCGTGGCCAAGGCGGATCGGCTGGGCGTAACGGCTGAGCACGGCCATGCTACTGCACGCGCAACACAGTGATGGCCTCGCCGTTCAGCCACGGCGGCTGGTAGTCGGGCCGGGTGGCGATGAGCTGCTGGATGACCGTGCGCTGCATGGCGGCCAGGGTCTCGGCGATCCCCGGCTGCGTGGCCTCAAGCTCGATGGCTTCGTTCGGATGCGGCAGCCGGGTGTCCAGTTCGCCACATTCCTTGCAGGTGTCGAACACGAGGATGCAGGCGCAGTTGCCGCAGACCGTGAAGTCCCCGGCCACCGGCGGCGCGGCGTGGTCGTCCACCGAGGTGGCCCGGTCGTTGATGTGCAGGCAGACCGGACACTGGGTCTCCGGCGTTGTGTGGGTGACGGTCATCGAAGGTCCTCAGGCAGGCTGTCGCGGGTCCATTCGCCGGTGATCGGGATGATCGGATGGGCGAGGCGGTAGCGGGTGCGGGCCGCCTCGTAGTCGGCGCGCTTTCGTCGAGCCTCCGCTCTGAACGCGGCGAACTGGTCGGGGGTCATGTGCGGTGGGCAGGCCAGGGGGTCGGTCACTTCTTGCGCTCCAGCCACTTGATCTCCTGCCTGCCGATCCAGGCGCAGAGCCAGATCAGCCCGACGCCGATGGCCACGGTTCCGGCGATGAAGAAGGCTTGGGTCATGCGTGCGGCTCAGGGCGGCGATCCGTCAGCTTGCGATGCAGGCGTCCAAGACGGAAGCCCAGAGCGTAGATGAACGCGGAGAGCACGCATCCGGCGAGGATCAAGGCGACGTCCTGCATCATTTCACCACCTCCAGTTTGAAGTCGGCGTGCTTGGCGGCCATGTGGCGGGCCAGTTGCGCGAAGGTGCGATTGCAGCACGGACAGACGCCGTGGCCAACGCGCCGCGTGATCTTGGTGACTTGTCCCTTGAGCGCGGCGGCTGCGCGCTTGGCGCTGGCCAGTTCAGCCGCCTGCTCCCGGTGGCGGTCGTCGTACCAAGCCTGTTCCTGCTTGAGGCGGTCTCGCTCGCGGCGCATCTCGTCGAGCTTGTCCTTCATGCTCTTGGTGAAGCTGATGCTGTGGCCGTTGGGGCAATACCATGACCCACCGTCCTCGTGCTTGCGGGTCTCCATCGCCGTGGGGATGGCGTAGGCGATGAAGCAGGTCGGACAGGTGTGGACGTGGAGTTCGTCCACGTGGGTCAGGGCGGCAGGCATCAGTCGTCGCGCTTGTGCGCAGGCGCCGTGTCGTGACCGTGGTGCGGCTGGTCGAACTCGCGATCGCGCGCCTTGCGGCCGCCGCCACGCGAGGCGGACCCTCCCTTACTCCCGGCTGAGATGGCCAGCTTGCGGTCCTTGGCGAACGAGCGGTTGTGCGGCTTGACGGAAGCCCCGCCCTTGCGGGCGATCAGGCGGCGTTTCTCGGGGTCCATGGCCGCGAACCCGCGCAGGCCACGCTTGGGCGCACCGGCAGGCTTGGGGTCGACGATGATGTCGGGGTGGGTGGGGGCCGCAGCGACGGATGTCGCAGGCTGGGAAGCGCGCTTGGCTTGGCGCAGCTTGCGCGGGGCTGGGGTCTTGGCGATACGAGAACTGGTCATAGCTTCACCTATAGGCGAGATGATTGCACCGTGCAATCGGTGAAGCTTGTGAACGTTTTCCGGCCTGAGGGTACGTTTGAACGTCAGGGGTAGGTTTCAGAGCGACGCAGCTTCGTTGGTGACATTGATGGCGTAGACGTCGACGGCGCGGGCGTAGGAGGTCTCGGCCTCCTCGGCGGTGATGTCGCCGAGAAGTCTGGAGGCGATCAGGGTGGCGCGGTAGTCGCCCAGCACCTCCAGTTCGCACGCGCCCATGATCAGGCGGGAGGCCAGCAGCGCGCGGTTGCTGCGTGCGGTGGCGATCTGGGAGAGGGTGCGAGGGTTAGCGCGGGCGGTCATGGATGTGACGGGTCTGGGCGCTTGGGCGCAGGCCCTGAGTAAGCGTAAGCCTCCTTCCAGCGCTTGTGGGCGTTGAGGAAGCCCTGGAGCGCGTCCTCGGCGGCCAAGCGGCTGTCGGGCGCGGCCTCGCCAGCGGCGATGGCGAGGATTTTGCGGAAGTTGTCCCAATCTTCTCGGCTGATCGAGTGGTCGTCCAGCGCCATCAGCAGGCTGTCGAACTCGGCGACGATGGAGGTGTCTGGCTGGCGAGGCTGAGGCGGGGGTGGGCGGTGCCTGATCGCCGGATGCGTCGCCAGCAGCATGAAGGCCATGGCGTCGACCGCGTTGATTGCTCCGGCTGTGAGCAGGGCTGACGAGGGGATGGGTCGGCCGGGCATGATGTTTCGGAACGTGTTCCTTGTTCCTGCGACGCATCGCTGTTTCGGAATGTGTTCAGGCCAGGGTGACGCTGGTCGGCTCAGGATACAAGCGCGACCAAGGGAGCGAGGGGATGTAGCGCATCGGGCATTTGCGCCATTTCTGGGCCACGACGTCGAGAACGGAGACCGTCGCGTCTGACTGACCGGTCAGTATGGCGTTCTGAACGATGAGGGAGACGAGGCGACGGTACTGGGTGCGCGTCAGGGTGCGGTTGCGCAACCGGCCAACGAGCGGCGCGATGGCGCGGTCGACCCTTGGGTCGAGGAGCAGTTCAACACGGTCCAACTGGTCGGCGATCCTGATGCTCATGACACGGAGCTTAACCGGCAGTCGCAGAGCTTGGCAACTCGGGCACGCGCATTTGATGTCGAGGTAGATCATGGCCACAGCCTAGCTATGAAGCTGGACCATAATCAAGGGCCAGATCGGACGGGTTTGGCGGCCAAAGTGGGTTGTGGCGATTGTTCCAGGGGTTGTTCCAAGCTTTTTTGAAAAAGGTCAATGAAATCAAGGATTGTTCCAATTGTTCCATTTGTGGCAGGTTTTTTTCGAATACGCGCGCACACATGTGTATGCGGGCGCACGCGCACGTGCGCATGTGGGCGCGCATCATGGGGTTCTATTATTTTTTGATTGAACAAATGGAACAATTGGAACAACCTATTAAATTATTATTATTTTACATATACTTAGCATGTTCCAATCTATTGTTCCAATTTTCCGAAAATCCGTTAGGTGGCCACAGATGGCCGACCTAACACTACACTTATGTTAGCTGTTTTTATCGGTACTCGATATGCCTCGCGCGCGCAGAGGCGCAGAGGCGCGCAGAGGCGCGTACGCGCGTACGCGCGCAGAGGCGAGAAATTACACAAGTGTATTCCGAAATGGTCGCTTCGATCCCGATTTGTGATTGCATGGTGCAATCACCTAACAACCTGTGGCCAGCTAGTCGCTTCGATCCCAATCTATCTAACAACCTAACAACCCGTGGCCAGTTTGATTGCACGGTGCAATCGCCTAACCAAATTTCAGGCACAAAAAAACCCCCATGCCTCGCGGCATGGGGGTTAGGTTTGTTAGGCGTGTTGCATGTTGTCCTTAGCGGCGAAAACCGCCTTAGACGTTGCGGCCACTTTGGCCGCCTCCGCCGCGTTGAACGTGACGAGTGCAAGCCACTTATCAAATTCGGCGCGATGCTCGGCGATAGCCGTAACAAGGTTATCGGCCGCCTTACCCTTGGTTTTCAGGAGCACGCGAGCGGCGGCCAATTCGGGCGAGACTTTCTCGCCGCCTTCGGTTCCTTCGGCCGCCTTCGCCTTCGGCTTCGCGCCGCCTTTCAGCTTCGCGGAACCGTCGGCGTTGTGCGCCATGATCCAATCGCCGTTCGCGAGCTTGGCGTTCGCCAAGAACGGGCGAACCCGTTCAACGTAGGCGTTGGAAGTCTCGCCCGGGAGCACGCAACCGAAGTGCAACGGATGCGTCTCAAAGTTGCGCTTGGCGCCGCTAAGAGCGGTTTCCGTAGCCGCCTCGGCTTCCACGCTGGCCAGATAGGCCAGCGTCGTCGCCTTGGCGCGGGAGAGAGTTCCCGAAACGGTCTTAGCCGACACACGCGCCACAACCGCCTTGCGAACGGTTCCGGCAAGCCAACGATCCCATTGCGCTTCGGTTATGGCGGAGCCGACGGCTAAAGCCGCCTTGCACGTGTTCCCGAGTAGATCGCGATCAGCTTTCGCCAAGGCGGCCACGTTGGAAGCCGCCGCCTTCGCAATGGCGTTAGCCGCGCCTCGCGCGCCTTCGGCTGTTAGACCGACAATGGCCGCAACGGGAGCGGCGGGAGCGGAGGCGGCTTCGGTTTTCTTAGTCATGGGGGTTAGTCCTTCGGATTGTGAGCCCGCGATTGCACCGTGCAATCGCGGGTGTTTCTCCCCTTGAACGGGGAGCACATAGGTTCGCCGTCCGGGCTTCAAGGCCGGAGGTAGAACCTAGCCAACAATGTCAAAGAACGCGCCGGACATAGTTCGCCCGGCAACGAGAAACCTAGAGTAACGCGGGAGGCGTGTCAAGCTAATACGCGTCGCCAACTTGCCAAAGGGACGGGAGGGTATGGGACCGGAGGGTTGGAGGCGGGGTGGGTCTTTAACCCTTAAGTATAGAGGGAAGTCTGTGTTAGGTACATGTATGCTAGCCAACACTTGAATACTTCCTGTTCACATCTGTCACATCCCCATTCCCTCCGCCCCGAACCCGGCCTAGCGTGGTCGTCCATCAGGCAACCTCGGGGGCTCCAGATGGACATCCAGCCATGATCCTCATCGACGCCGACGCCGGTGGCCGCGTGCTGTTCGCCGAGACCTTCGAAGGCTCCCTGCCCTTGTTCCCCGAGTGGGACGAGCAGCCCCCGGCGTTCCGCGACCTGATGCGCGAGCGGGCCAAGAAAGTGGCCCTGGCCGCGCTGCACGAGCATCCCCCCGTCGAGGAGGATCACGACGCTGTCGACACCGTCGACCTTGGCGAACCTGAGTGGGGCGATTAGGGTCGCCCCCATGGCCGGACACGCCCCCATCTCCGACGCCCTCGCCGCCACCGAAAAACTATCCGCGAGAGGCGCGGTGGCGCCGCGTGTGGCGATCCCCGACATCGAGGCGCTGATCGCCCGCGAGTACTACATCAACGCCGGGCAGGCGGTCGGCGTCGACACCGGGGTCGCACCCTCGCCGCTGTCGATGCTGACGATCTGCCTGCTGGAGATGAACAACGGCTTCGTCGAGGTCGGCTGGTCGGCCCCCGCGTCTCCCGAGAACTACGACCCCGACAAGGGCCGCACCTTCGCCAAGGAGAACGCCGTCCGCCGCATGTGGCCCAAGCTGGGCTACGTGCTGCGGGAAAAGCTTCACGAGACTGACACGTCACAAGACACTGACACTTCCAAAGCCGCCCCAGGAGCCTTACCTTAGGGCCGCGAGCAAACCGTTTACCTCCCGCCCCCCGGACACGTACACGGCGTCTCAGGCTCGTAGGCCCCTGGCCCCCACGCCAGGGGCCAGCTAGGGTAGATGCCCATGTCCGAAGCCCCCCTGGCCCAGCCCTGGCTGAACTTCGACCCGGCGATGGTGCTTGAGATCGCCATGGGGGCCGACCATCCGCACGACATCGCCGAGCGGCATGGCCTCGACGTGGTCGACTTCGAACACATGCTGGCGCTACCCTGGTTCAACGAGCTGGTCGCAAGAAAGCGACAAGAACTTCAGGACGCGGGCCAGCTGTTCCAGATCAAGGCCGCCGCCATGGCCGAAGCCCTGCTCACCCGGCTGTTCCAGCAGTCGATGGCCGCCGCCATCGCGGCTCCCCTGCAAGTGGAGGTGGCCAAGCAGCTCACCGACATCGGCCGCCTCAAGCCGACCGCCGCCGCTCCGCTGGCCGGGCCGGGCTTCCAGATCAATATTCAAATCAATGGCGACGCCACCGCGCCTCTCAACGTTACCCCTGGTACGAGCCCGGGCCCGAACGTCCCGACCCGCCCGGCTCCAGGGGTCGCGGCGGAAATCCTTCCCACCGTCGCGACCCCGACTTCCCCCACCTCCGCGCCGCCTTCCCCTGCGGCTCCGCCGCTGCTGACCTTCGACCACGCGCTGCCGCCGCCGGTCTACATCTCCAACCTCAAGACCCCCGACTTCGACGTGCGCCATCCGCAGACCCCCGCCACCGGCGTGGCGGGCGCGGTGCCGGGCGTGGGCTCCCTGGCCGGGACCACCCTGGCCCAGGCCGCCGCGCGGGCCTTCGACCGGCATGCCCAGCCGGTAGGGCTTCCCCCCCGGCTCCCGAAGGGTTAGCGTCCGCGACGCGCCGCCAGCCCTGAGGAGCGACCGCCATGTTCCGAGCGACTTCCACCACCCTGGCCGGGGTCTCCACCAGCGGCAAGGTCGTGGCCACCCCCGGTGGCGACATCGACACCGCCGCGCCGCTGACCAACGACATCAACCTGATCAAGGACGCCGGAGCGGTGAAGCTGCCCCCGGCGATCGGCGGGGTCGGCACGATGATCGGCGCGGGCGCGGGCGTCGAGGTGTTCCCCGAGTTGCCCACCGACATCATCGGCGCCGGGGCGGCCGGGGCGGCGTTCTCGCAAGCCCCCGGGGCGACCATGTACTTCTGCGTCATGAACGGCGTCTGGACGACGTTCACCGGCGGGGTGTTCGCCTTCCCGTCCGAGCCGCCCGCCAAGGCCGCCGCACCCGCCGCACCCGCCAAGGGCGTCCCGGTCGCCGCCTAGCCGTCCACCGTGGAGACCCTGACCTTCACCCCGGTCGGCACGGTGACGCCGTTCTTCCTCGACGAGGCGTTCGTCGACCTGATTGTCGGGCCGTTCGGCTCCACCAAGACCACGGCGGCGATCATGAAGATCGCCTATCATGCATCTCGCATGGCCAGATGCCGCGACGGCATCCGCCGCTCGCGCGCCGTCTGGGTGCGCAACACCCGCGAACAACTCAAGGACACCTCGATCCCCGACTTCCTGCGCTGGTTCCCCGATGGCGTCGCCGGGGACTACGCCAAGACCGACGGCACGTTCAAGCTGCGCTTCGGGACCACCCAGTGCGAAGTCCTGTTTCGAGGACTGGATGATCAGAACGACGTGCGCAGGCTGCTCTCGCTGCAGGTCTCCTTCGGCATCGTCGACGAGTTCCGCGAGATCAACATGGCGGTGTTCAACGCCCTGCAGGGGCGCATCGGCCGCTATCCGTCGAAGCTGGAGAACGGGGTCGGCTGCGTCGACGACCAGGGGAACGAGAACAAGCATCTCTGGGGCGCGTCCAACCCGCCGGACATGGACACCGCCTGGGAGCGCTACCTGACCGACCCGCCGAAGAACGCCGCCGTGCACTACCAGCCCAGTGGCCTCTCCGCCGAGGCCGACTGGCTGGAGTACCTGCCGCAGGACTACTACCAGAACCTCGCCGAGGGGAAGTCGCCGGACTGGATCGACGTCTACATCCACGCCAAGTTCGGGAAGTCGCTCTCGGGCCTGCCGGTCTACCGGACCTTCAAGCTCGACTTCCACGTCGCCAAGCAGCCGCTGGTCCCGATCCGGCTCTCCGACCGGCCGCTGATCATCGGCATGGACTTCGGCCTCAACCCCAGCGCCACCGTCAACCAGCTGGACTTGCGCGGCCGGTTCCTGACCTACGACGCGTTGACCAGCGACAACATGGGCGTGCAGCGGTTCCTCGACAGCAAGCTCAAGCCGCTGCTGGCCAGCAAGTTTCCCGGGTTCCCGGTGCTGGTGGTCGGTGATCCGGCTGGCCGGGCAAGGGCCCAGACCGACGAGCGGACCTGTTTCGAGATGGTCACCGCCTCCGGGCTGAAGACCATTCCGGCGCGGACCAACGTCACCACCGCCCGCATCGGGGCGGTGGAGAAGTTCCTCAACCGGCAGATCGACGGCGGCCCCGGGCGTCTCCTCTGTCCCGAGGGGGCGAAGCCGTTGATCAACGCCTACCGGGGCGGCTACCGCTACAAGCTGCGTCGCAGCGGCGACGCCGAGGACAGCCCCGACAAGGGGGCCTACAGCCACATCGCCGACGCCGACCAGTACGCCGCGCTGCATGCCGACGCCGACCAGGGCGGGGTCGGCTACGGGCGGCCGCAGGCCATGCCGGTGCAGCGGGTCAACGCCATGGGCTGGACATGATCTTCCCCCTGGCCCATGCCTTGACCCTCCGAGCAGAGGGCTGACCCATGGCGGCTGGCGTATATCCGACCGGTGGCGGCATCGCTCCAGGCCTGCCGCCCGGGGTGGTCCCCGGGCTGGGCAGCCAGAACCCGCCGCTGGGCGGTCCGGCCCCGCCGCCGGTCCCGGCGTCCAATCCCGGCACCAACGTCGTCGTGCTGCAGAACGCCGCCATGCGGGCGATGAGCCTGGGCGCGCTGCAGCAGCAGGAGGCCGACGCACGGTCCGCCGCCGAGCAGCGGCAGAACCAGCCGCTGATCACCGGGTTGGCCGGGCACATCCAGAACAAGTTCACCATCGCCCGCGACGCCCGCCGGTTCGGCGACATCGAGCAGCGGATGATGGACAACCTGCGCGCCCGGCGGAGCGTCTACACGCCGCAGAAGCTCAACGCCATCCGCCAGGAAGGCGGGTCGGAGGTCTACATCGGGCTCACCGGGGCCAAGTGCCGGGCGGCCGGGGCGTGGATCAGGGATGTGATGATGACCACCGGCGAGGAGCGCCCGTGGTCGATCGAGCCGACCCCGGTGCCGGAGCTTCCGCCCAACATCAACGACGCCATCGTCGCCGCCGCGCAGGGGCCGATCCAGCAGCAGATCGCCGCCTCCATGCAGGGCGGCGGGCCGCCGCCGGATCAGGCGGCGGTCATCAAGATGATGTCGATGATGTACGACCAAGCGATGTCGGCGGTGCGCGACGAGGCCAAGAAGCGCACCGACCGGATGGCCGACAAGATGGAGGACCAGCTGGTCGAGGGCCACTTCCTCGACGCACTGGACGAGTTCATCAACGACCTGACCATCTTCCCCACCGCGCTGATCAAGGGGCCGGTGATCCGCCTGAAGCCGTTCATGACCTGGGGCCAGGACGGCCAGCCGGTAGTCAACGTCAAGCTGGCCAAGGAGTGGGAGCGGGTCGACCCGTTCAAGGTCTATCCATCGCCGCAGGCCACCACGCCTGAGGACGGCGACTTCATTGAGAAGCACCGGCTCAGCCGGGCCGAGTTGCAGACCCTGCGCGGCGTCCCCGGCTACGACGACGGGGCCATCGCCATGGTGCTGGAGGACTTCGGCTCGCAGGGCCTGCAGACGTGGCTGTTCGACCAGAGCCAGTTCGACGACGCGGTCGGCAAGCCGCTGACCTACGTGTTCTCCAACCCCGACAACCTGATCGACGCGCTGCAATACTGGGGCTCCGTGCAGGGCCAGCTGCTGCTCGACTGGGGGATGAAGAAGGCGCAGATACCCGACCCCACCCGCGAGTATCAGGTCGAGGCGTGGCTGATCGGGCCCTACGTCATCAAGGCGATGCTCAACCCCGACCCGTTGAACCGCAGGCCTTACTACGCCACCAGCTACGAGAACGTCCCGGGGTCGTTCTGGGGCAACTCGGTGGCCGACTTGGTCAAGGACCCGCAGGATGTCTGCAACGCCTCCGGCCGGGCGATGGTCAACAACGGCGCTTTGGCGTCTGGACCCCAGGTCGGCATCCTGATCGACCGGCTCGCGCCCGGCGAGCAGATCACCCAGCTGAAGCCGTGGCGCATCTGGCAGATGACCAGCGACCCGATGGGCCAGGGCAACGCCGACCCGCCGATCCGGTTCTTCCAGCCGCAGTCGGTGCTGCAGGACCTGATGGAGGTGTTCGACAAGTTCGCCCTGATGGCCGACGACTACTCGGGCATCCCGCGCTACATGACCGGCGACGCCTCGTCAGGCGGTCCGGGGCGCACGGCGTCGGGCCTCAGCATGCTGATGTCCAACGCGGGCAAGATGATCACCGCCGTGATCCGCAACATCGACCTCAACATCATGGAGCCGCTGCTGGAGCGGCTGTACTACTTCAACATGCGCTACGAGACCGACCCCGAGTTGAAGGGCGACGTCAACATCGTGGCGCGCGGCGCGTCCAACCTCGTCTCCCGGGAGAACGCCCAGGTGCGCCGCACCGAGTTCCTGGCCGCCACCGCCAACCCGGTCGACATGCAGATCATGGGCATCGAGGGCCGCGCGGCGGTGTTGCGCGAGACCGCCAAGTCGTTGCAGATGAACACCGACGACGTGGTGCCGGACATCGACACCCTTCGCCAGAAGCTGGCGATCAAGAGCGCCATGGCCACGCCGCCGCCCGGCGCCCCCGGCGGCCTCGGCGTGGCCCCTGCGCCGGGCTCCAGCCCGGCGATGGGCGGCATGCAGGGCGGCACGCCGCCGGGCCCAGGGGCCACCCAGGGCAACGTCCAGACGCTGGCCAACGGGGCGCCGATCACCGACAACACGCCGCCCATGTAGGTTGACAAAGCTGTGCGTCGCTCGCAGGTTCGGGCCGGATGTTCACCAAGCCCACCGTGGCCGCCCTGACTGCCCTGTCGCAGTACGTGGAGACGCCGAGGTGGAAGGACGTGGACGAGATGTTTACGGAGGAGATCGAGGCGGTCACCAAACGTCTCATCGGCGCGCGGAAAACCGCAGACGTCCATGAGATCAAGGGTCGCCTCGCCACCCTCCGGGATATCCAGCAGACCGCCCGCGAAGCGCGGTCTATGCTGGCGCAGCTGGGCCGACAGGCTCCGCTGGCATAGCTGACCATTAAGGGGCAGGCGGACACCCAGGCCAGGACCCGCCCCGCCCCCGAGTTGCAGCTGGAGACGTAGATGACGATGCGAGTGCCCGAGGCCGTGCAGCGGCAACACGAGCAGACGGAAGCCCTGGAAGCCCAACTCGCTGCAGAGCGGGGCGAAACCCAGGAGACACCGCCTGATCCGAACGCCCCGCCGGAGACGCCGCCCGCACCGGTCCAGCCCGCCCCGACCGTGGACGACTGGCAGCACAAGTTCCAGACCTTGCAGGGCAAGTACAACGCCGAGGTGCCGCAGTTGCGGAACCAAGTCGCCAACCTCAGCCAGCAGATCGAGAACCTGAACGCCACCCGCACCGCGACACCGGAGCCCGCTCAGCCGGTTGCGACGCCGCCGCCCGCGAAGTTGGTCACGACCGAGGACGCCGAGACTTACGGAGACGACCTGATTGACCTGATCCGTCGCGTCGCTGTGGAAAGCGATGCTGGGGAAAAGGCCAAGCTGCAAGGCGAGATCGCCGAACTGCGGAAGCAGATGGCGGCCAGCGCGAGCAAGGTTGAGGAGGTGGCGGGTAACGTCACGGATGAGCGACGGGCGATCTACTTCACCGACTTGGCGAAGCTCTGCCCGACCTACGAGGAGACCGACGGCCAGGACGCGTTCAAGGCGTGGCTCCTGCAACCGGACGAGTTTTCCGGGGTCATCCGTAACGACATCCTGCAACAGGCCTTCCGGGTGTTCGACGCCCCGAGGACCGCCAAAATCTTCAACGCCTACCTCGGGGTGGCCACATCAGAGCCGACGCTGACCCCGGCCGTTCCGCCCGCAGAACCCGTCGCTCCAGGGTCCGACCTCGCATCACAGGTGTCGCCCGGCCAAGCCCGAGCGTCTGCACCGGTCACCCCCGACGACGGCCGCAAGATGTGGACCGTCGGCGAGATGGACGCCTTCTACAAGGACGTGTCCCGGGGAGACTATCGCGGTCGCCGAGCCGACGTGGAGCGCATCGAAGCTGAGATCGACAGGGCTCTCGCCGAGAACCGCGTCCGCTAGGGCGGTTGGAGGGAGGGCTCATCCCCTCCCTCCAGCGTGAGCAACTCACATGGCTGTTGCTGTCCAGGCACCTTTCAACACCACCCCGCCTTACTCCGGTAGTTTCATTCCGCAGCTGTGGTCCGGCAAGCTGAACGTCAAGTTCTACTTGACCACCGTGTTCGGTGAAATCAGCAACACCTCCTACGAGGGCGAGATCAAGGGGATGGGTGACACGATCGTCATCAACAACATCCCGTCGATCTCGATCAGCGACTACGTGATCGGGCAGAACCTGAACTACCAAGTGCCGGTGCCGAACGTCGTCGACCTCGTCATCGACCATGCGAAGTATTTCGGGGTGAACGTCTCGGACGTCCTCGAATACCAAGCCAAGCCCAACCTGATGAGCATGTTCACCGACGACGCCACCAAGCAGATGGCCATCGCCATCGACCGTGGCGTGCTGCTCGACGAGTACAACAACGGCGCGGCCGCCAACAAGGGCGTCACCGCAGGCGCCATCTCCGGCGCGCTGAACCTCGGCAGCGACACCGTCCCCATCGACCTCTCGGTCAACGTCGGCACCATCCTCAACGTCGTGCTGGCGATGGCCTCGGCGCTCGACGAGCAGAACGTCCCGGACACCGAGCGCTGGCTGGTGATCGACCCGGCGACGCGTCTGCACCTGATGGCCTCGCCGCTGCAACAGGCCTACCTGACCGGTGACGACAAGAGCATCCTGCGCAACGGCAAGCTGGGGGTGATCGACCGGTTCACCATCTACCTGTCGAACCAGCTGCCGAAGGCCATCGCCGGGCAGAACCCGGACGGCTCCGCCAACGCGGGTGCTCTGAAGCGCCGGATGATCCTCGCCGGGCACATCACCGCGCTGACCTTCGCCGCGCAGATCACCAAGACCGAGAGCCTGCAGAACCCCAACGACTTCGGACAACTGGTGCGTGGCCTCAACGTCTACGGCAAGAAGATGATCAAGCCGGAGGCGTGGGTCGTCGCCATCGTGACCAACTAGGGCTGGACCCTGACGTAGACAGGCGTGCCGGGTCAGCCGATGCTGGCCCGGCGTCTCGCCTTAGAGGGAACCATGCCCGTCCAAGCGCAGGCCATCATCACGCGGGTCCGCACGCAGCTGATCGACGATCTGCCGACCCAGCGGTGGACCGACACAGAGTTGCTGTCGTGGCTGTCGGACGGCCAGCGCACGCTGGTGTCGGTGAACCCGACGCTGGGCGCGGTGACCGCGCCGATGCCTTTGGTGGTCGGCACCAAGCAGGTGCTTCCGGCCGGAGCCTTCATGCTGGTGGAGATCACCCGCAACCTGGGCCTCGACGGCAAGACGCCAGGACGCGTGGTGACGCCCATCGGCCGTGACAACCTCGACCGCACCGACCCCAACTGGCATGTCTCGCGGCGGTCGGAGGTCACCCAGCACTACATCTACAACCCCGACATCCCGCTGGTGTTCTACGTCTACCCGCCGTCGACCGGGTTCAACTTCCTTGAGGTCAGCTGCGCGCAGAACCCGGCCGACATCACGGCGTTGACCGGCAACATCGCCGTGCCGGACCTCTACCAGACGGCGCTGTTCGACTTCACGATGTTCCGGGCCCACCAGAAGGACAGCGACTACGCGGCCGGGGATCAGGTGGCGCAGGGCTACCTGCAGCTGTTCCAGATGTTCGCCTCCGCGCACGACAGCGCCATCGAGGGCGAGGCCCCCAACAAGCTGACCAGCAACACCGAGCTGACCCCCAGGGGGGCTGCCGCATGAGCGCCATCGCCGACCTGACCCCGCTGATCCTGCCCTTCGTCCGGGACTGCTCCACCCCGGCGGCGATCGTCGCGGCGCGGTTCGCCTGCATCGAGTTCTACAAGCTTAGCCTTTGGCAGCAGGAGCAACTGGAGCCGGTCGACCTGTTGGCCACCCAGGGCATCTACGAGATCGAGACGCCGCCCAACACCGTGCCCTCGGTGGTGCTGCGCGCCGCTATCGACGGCCAGACCTACCCGCTGCGGTTCGCCACCAAGGACCGGCTGGACCAGATTTACGGGACGGCCTGGACGACCCTGGTCGGCACTCCCTACTACGCCACCCAGTTCGAGCCGGACGAAATCTGCCTCGTGCCCGCGCCGGACACCGACGCACCGAAGGCGATGCAGCTGCTGGTCGCCGTGCAGCCGACCGCAGACGCCGCCGAGATCGACGACACGGTGTTCGACTACTATTCCGAGGCGCTGGCCTACGGGGCCCGCGCCCGGCTGGTCGAGACCGCCGGTCAGCCTTACTACGACCCCGGCAGCGCGGGCATGATGTGGGGACGGTTCTACGGCGGGGTGTCGGAAGCCAAGGCGCGACGCATGCGGGAGCACACCCGGGCTGTGCAGTCCATCCAGCTGAGGCCATGGATATGAGCACCAGTCCGATCCGCCTCGTGGTCGGCGACGTCCGGCCGGTGATCTACATCCAGCTACGCCAGCCGGACCAGCCGCTCGATGTCTCCACCGCCCAGGTGCTGCTGAACTTCATGGCCGAAGGCGTCGATGTCATCCTGTTCCAGATGGTCGGCGAACTGCTGGCTGGGGACCTGCAAGCCGACCTGATCACCGCCGACATGTCGCAATACCCTACGCCAGGAAGTGGCGGCCGGGTGCGCTTCCGGTTCGCACCGGGCGCCCTGAACCTTACGCCGGGGCGCTACGTCGGGGAGATCGTCGTGGCCTACGGCCCGGGCAACACCTTCACGCCCTACACCCGGCTGCAGTTCCTGCTGCGAGGGTCAGACTGATGGCGATAAACGGCGAGGACCTGCTGGTCATCGTCCAGCCTGTTGATCTGGAGATGATCGTCTCGGTCGACTACACCGGCCTGGACATGCGGTTCGTCGAGGTGATCGGGATGAACGACGCCGTCGAGAAGGGTACTCCGGTCCTCAGCAGCGTTGCGGAGTATGTCTACAACAACGCAGCCGTGGCCCCGCCCACCACCGGCGAAGTGCGGTTCGACACCGCCGACCCGACGACGGCGACCACGATGTACGCCTCGACGACCACGACCTCGGCGCTCGACGTCACCTACTACCTGCGCCTTCTGCGGCATGGCGACGAGGTACTGGTCGAGGATCAGACGACCCCCGGCAGCTACATCAGCTACCAGATCGCCAGCGCCCCGCTCGACCGGGGGACCTACTTCGAAATCCCGGTCGTCACGCCGGTTGCCGGGACGGCGCTGGTGGCGATGGATGAGGTGGTGTTCCTGGCCCGCTTCCAGGGCGAGGTCGGGGATACAGGTCCGATAGGCCCGGTGGGACCGCAGGGTCCGCAGGGCATCCAGGGCGTGGTCGGCCCGGTCGGCCCACAAGGTCCGCCTGGGGCGCTGCCGCCACAGACCAGCGCCGACAACGGCAAGGCGTTGATGGTCCGTGGCGGGGCCTACCAGCTTGACCATGTAGCCGCTGCCGACACCACAGGGTTCGGCGCGCTGGCGACGCTCAATCAGGTGGACGCCCCACAGATCGTCAACGGGGCGGTCGGCACGGTGGCTATCGCCGCTGGCGCGGTGGGCAGTCAGCAGCTGGCCGCCCAGGCGGTCGTCAACGGCAACATCGCCGATGGGGCGGTGAGCACGGCGAAGCTGGGCCCCAAGGCGGTGGCTACCGGCAACATCGCCGACGGTGCGGTGACCACCGGTCAGATCGCCAACGGGGCGGTGACCAACGCCCAGCTTGGCGCGGGCGCGGTGGATTACACCAAGTTCAGCGGCCAATTTCTCCTGTTGAACGGTTCGGTAACACAAGGAAAGGCAGTCCAGTTTCAGACGGCGACACTTGCGCGCTGGAATATCCAGATCAACGCAATCGGCGCCAACGAAACCGGAGGCAACGCCGGGTCGGATTTTTCGATTGATCGGTATAGTGATGCGGGAGCGCTTATCGGTTCGACGCTGACCATCAACCGCGCGACCGGCCTTGTTTCCATCGTGTCGCCGGGCGCGGCTGACACGACCCCGACCTTCCGCATCGCGCCATCATCCGGGAACGCCTACATCGAGATCGCTCGCCCGGCTGGCGCGTGGGCCGGGATGA